CTATTTAATGAATAAATACAATGGCAGACATAATGGAAATCACCGAACTAGATTTTAATGATAATGACTTTGGAGGAAACAGTGGTTTTAGTAAATCTAGTAATTTTGGAGGTGGACTTGAATTGCTGATGAATGATAGAATTAAGGAAAGTAGTAAGCCTACTAGTGATATTAATTTTGATGATTTAAATAATTTAGAAAATGAATTAAATGATTTAGTTGATGATGTTCCTGTAGATAGTTTTAGACCAAAATCTGACTTTTTTGGCAAGCCGAGTGTGTCATTTGAAGAAACGTCTTCAAATTATGACAATTTAGGAAAATCAACATCACAAACTGAAAATGATGCCAAAACTTGGGATGGTTATGGTAAATTTAATAACATTCCTATGAATCCAGATAAGGCTGTTCCATTAGAATCAAAAATGTCTAAAGAAGAAATGTTAAGAGAGAAATTTAAATTTTTAAGAAAATTAGAAGGACTAGAAAAAAAAGGTGTTGAATTATCAAAAAAGTATACCATGGAATCTCCTCTTCAAGAAATGCAAGGTGAATATGAAACCATTATGGAAGAAAAAACGAAACAAAACTCTGTTAAATTTCAAGGTAATATGCTTATGGCAATTATCAATGGAATTGAATTTTTAAATGGAAAATTTGACCCTTTTGATATTAAATTAGATGGATGGAGTGAGCAAATACAAGAAAATGTAACTGATTATGATGACGTTTTTGGAGAATTATATGAAAAATATAATAGCAAAGTATCAATGTCTCCTGAAATAAAATTACTTTTTCAACTTGGAGGAAGTGCAATGATGGTTCATATGACTAATACAATGTTTAAGAGCGCAATGCCTGGTATGGATGATATATTGCGTCAAAATCCTGATTTAATGAGATCTTTCCAAAATGCGGCAGTTAATTCAATGTCTCAAACTAGTCCTGGATTTTCTGGATTTATGTCAAATATAATTAATCCTGAATCTCAAGGACGTGGACCTCCTCCACCATTATCTACTCAAGGACCTAATTCAATTCCTCCTCCTGCAGGGCGTCCTGGAAATAATAATTACTCAAGACCTGATTTAAATATGAGTCGTAGTTCTTTTAGTGATGTCAATGATGGAATTAGTCTTAGAGAAAATTTTGAAAGACCTGATGTTCAAGATAGAACAAGTAGAAGACAACCTGCAAGTCGACCTGAAATGAAAGGACCTAGTGATATTACTGATATTCTCTCTGGATTAAAAACTAAAACAATTAATATTCAAGAACCAACCAAACAATCACAACCTTTAAATGATAGTAGCACCATCAGTATAAGTGACTTGAAAGATTTACAATCGGCAGCAAATATGCCAAAACGCAGTGGTAGAAGAAAAAAATCTGATAGCAATACTGTTTCATTAGATTTTTAATTGTAAAATATTAATATTAATAATATAAATATAATTATTAGATAATATGTATCATGTCTGAAGGACTTATTTTTATTTTTGGTCCATTATATTTAATTACATTTCCATTGTATGTCAGTTGTGAATTAATATACGTCATAACTGGTTATGAATTTGATTATCAAAAAAATAAAAATAATAAATTAAATGATACAAATCTATATTCTTTTATGCCTTTTTATTTTTTTAATGTCGTTAAAATCGGCGTTTCAGCGAAGCATAGTAAATGTTAAAAGGTGTAAGAGTAGTCATTATAATAATGGTTTATTATTTTATAAAAAAATTGAATTGAAAAACTAATTATAATAAGTATGTAATTTACAAACAAGCAAAATGGAAGAACACTCTACCAATTTATCTAATAATGATAATGATGAAATTAAAATAAAATTAAAACATATTTTAGGGACTTCAAAATTTAATCATAAAATAGAAATAATGAAACAACCCAATATAAAACAAGCACATATATATTGTAAAATACACCAATTATCAGGACAAGTATCAGGACCTTTAATAGAAAATTATGTAAAAAATCAATATGGAATGATAAAAAATAATTCGTCGTTATGTAATGGTGATTTACACCACAATCAAACTAATTTTGAAATAAAAGTTTCAAATGGCGGTAAAGAAAATAATAAATTTAACTATGTCCAATTGCGAATGAACCATAGTTGCGAATATATATTAACTGCGTATCATATAAATTATGATAATGTTGAAACAGAAGGAGAATTATTTATTTTCAAATTGACCAAACCAGATATTAGGATACTAATATTCAAATATGGGGGATATGCTCATGGAACAAAACAAAAATTAGGAGAAATAACAAAAGAGGATTTAGAAAATCCAACAAATGATAAAGAATACGCTATTCGTCCAAAATATGGCGATAAATGCTGGAGTGAATTATTACAATTTAGAGTTCAAGAAATCTAAATATAAAGCAACTAATTCTGCTCTTCCCATAGAGTTTTGTCTGGCAGTATTTAAACTATTCGAATAGTCTAATTGGTTAAATCTATCAATAAGTATATTTTTATCAATATTTAATTTAAACCAATGCCAACTTTTAGGTCTCAATTTATTTAATCCTTCAGTTTTTATTTCACCTATATTGCCTCCATACGCACGCATAGCAAAATCGGCAGTTAAAGGGGGTGTAGGTTGTCCGTTTGTGTCGTTTGGACCTAATTTTAGAAATTCCCAATCAGGGTGTCTGGTTGGTAAATCAATAAATGGTCTTTCAGTTTCTTTTTTTTCCCATATTTGAAAGCAACATTTAACCATCATTTGTGGTGAAAAGCAACACGGATTATTTGGTATTTCTTCATCATATACCAAATGAAACCTATTGTCCAGTTTATTTTGAACACTTATTTTTCTAAAAGTTCTTGGAATTATAAATGCAATAACATTAGCCCAGGTTGATGAATGATTAAAGAATTTAATTGCTAATGAACTAACTCTACCAAATGGTGGATTACCAATGACTAAAATATTTGTTTTAATTGATGGAGGGGAATAATCAAAGAAATCTTGTTGAATTATATTTGGCTGTTCTGGTAATATATCAATGCCTATTTTATTATCACTTGGAATTTGATTTAGAAAACTACCATTCCCTGCACTCGGTTCAACAATTAAATCCCATTTTGTAATATCATATAATTCGCAAATTTTGTCTATACATTTTTTAGAACATGATGGTATAGTATAAAACTTATCAAGACCTTCTTCACGAATAATTTTTACTTCTTTTTTTGGCTGTTCTTCTATTTTACATTTATCATCATTTTCAGTCTTAATTAATTCATTTAATTTTTTAGCAACAACCTTTTCAATCATTTCTTCCATTTTGCTTTCAAAAACACAAGGATTTTTTTTAGTCGTGTGTTTGGTATAATGTCCCTTTTGGGTAAATTCTTTTCCGCATTTTTCGCAACTATATTTAACCATTTTTCGTTATTATAATATATTATAATAATATATTTTTAAATCAATTTTTTAAATAATTATTTTTAACTAATTTTAGTTAATATTCATAAACATTCCTGAATTTTGAAACATATAATAAAATGTATTATATGTTCTAAAATCAGCGTTTGAATGTAAAAGGTGTAAAATTACTTTCTTATTCAAACTGCATTTTTAGATTCTGTAAATATTTATATTTTGTTTCAATCAATTCATTCAATTCTTTCACTTTAATAATTTTATCTCTCTTTAAAATATCTGATGTCTCAATAATAAATTCCTTTGAATTCTCGATTATTACACTTGCACATTTATACGCTTCATTAATTAAATTAAATACCTCATTATCAATTATTTCCTTATATTTTTCACTTAAACTTGGATATATCAAACTGCTTCCCATACCATAGTAAACTATCATTTTTTCTGCTAATTTTAATGCTTCTTCAAAATCATTTATCGCACCTGTTGTCACTGATATATTATAAAATACTTCTTCAGCAATTCTTCCTGCAAGTAATATCATCAAATGTTCAAATAAAGCTTCTCTAATATACATGTTGCTTGTTGAACCTTCAAACACTGTATATCCAGGACTTTTTGGAGAAGACAAATTTATAACAACTTTTGTAACGTTTGAATGATGTTTTGACAACAAACCAACAATTGTATGTCCCATTTCATGAATTGCAATACGGTCGATGACATTTGATGTAAATTCATGTTCATTTGGCTGCCATCCTGCAATCATTTTATTCATAACAAAATCAAAATCTTTATAGTAAAATTGTGTATTATTCATTATTAATGCGTTCAGCATTGCTTCATTCAATAAATTTTCTATTTGCGCACCAGACAACCCTTCAGTCACTTCAACCAATTCATCTAATTTTATTGAATTACAACACGGTTTTCCCTTTATATGAATTTGTATTATGGCTTTTCTAGTAGATGTGTCGGGTAAACCTATAAAAATTTTTTTATCAATTCTTCCTGGTCTCGTTAATGCGCTGTCTAATAAATCAATTCTATTTGTTGCAGCAACTAAAAATATACCTGTATTATCTTTGAATCCATCTAATTCAACCAACAATGAATTCAAAGTATTATCTCTTTCATTTGATGAACTTTCACCATCTGCAGACCTTTTTCTTCCCACTGCATCAATTTCATCTATAAATATAATACACGGGATATTTTTTTTTGCTAATTCAAATAATTCTTTAATTCTTGATGACCCAACACCAACATATTTTTCTTGAAAATCTGAACCTGACAAAGGAATAAAACTACAATTTGCCTCACCTGCAAGAGCTTTTGATAAAAGTGTTTTTCCTGTTCCAGGTGGTCCCTCTAAAATTAAACCCTTTGGTATTCTTACATTATATTTTTTATATTTCTGATAATTTTTAAGAATATCAACACATTGTAATAATTCTTTTTTTACGTTTTCATAACCACCTACATCTTTAAATAAAATATTACAACTTTTAATTACTTCAAAATTTTTGGATTTTGTATTTTTCCTTTCAACATATTTTCTTCTTTCTGTTTCATCATCTTCTTCAAATGTACCAGATGTTTCTTCATTATTTTCTATTTTAATACCAAGAGATCGTAAAAAACCATAGTTATTTAAAATAATCTTTATGTCTTGAGGTTTTTCTTCTTCAATAGAATCATACAATCCCAATATGCTATTTGTTTGAATTGTTGCATTTTTTGAATTCAATCTTCTTAATTGTTCAGCAAATTCTGGTCTTGTTATAGGATACTTTTTGATATTTTTATTAAAATTATTATCTGTATTATTCTTTCCGTGAGAAAGTTGTTTAAAATATTTTTTTGAAAATGGATTATACTTATTTTTTTGAAAACTTATTTTATTATTCATTGGATTCATCATAAATGAATTCATCATAAATGAATTCATCATATTAAATATGCAAAATAAAGGGATGATACACTTTATAAACATTATAATATATACAAATGTCTATTTTTTATATTCTTATTATTATTATTATTATTATTATTATTACATTGTATAATTTTTTGTATTAAATCTAAATTCATTATTATAATACTTCTAATACTTCAAAGTTTTTTTTTAACTTATTAATAAATGACATAAATGGTGTATTATCTTTTCCATACAAAAGTGAATCGTGTATCAATTTCATATTACCAAATAAACTTTGTTCGTTAATATGTAACCAAATAATAAATAAACAAAATAAACCTAATGTAAAATAAATGTCATTCATTTTAATTGTTTGATTTCTTAAATAATATAATGGAACCGCCTTAATTAAGGTATTAATTATTATAAAATAAAAAATAGTTCTACGACTTGTTCCATACATTAACATCAAAAATAACATAATAATGTTGTCAATTAATCCTAATAACAATGGAAATTTTGGCGAATATTTAATTAATTTAAACTCATAAAGTACGTACCAAATATAAATCCAATATGAAAAAACTAAATCTATACGCGAAGCTGACATATAATATATAAATAAATTAATTAATGCGTTAAAAAGACATAAACCGTGTATATACACAAATGATACACGAATTGACAAATAATTTAGGAGAACATAATATTACATCAGCTAATGTTTTATAATTCGTTTTATTTTAATTTAGAAATATAATGTAATAATTTAACAATGGAAAATAGACAAAGACAAATAAACATGACAAATTGTCATAAAGGAGGAATAAAAATTAAAAATACTGGAAATAATAATGCAATTGATCCTTTTGCAGGATTAAATCCATTCACAAATTTAAATGAAGAGAGAAATATTTCAAAGACATATAATAAATCAGGATATGAAAAATTAGATTTAGATATGGACAACTATTCCAGAGAAGATTTATTTAAACTTTTTGGTCTTACAAATATGAGTCTTACTGAAGATATTATGAGAGAATGTAAAAAAATTGTTCTAAAAACACATCCAGATAAATCACGTCTTGATGAAAAATATTTTATTTTTTTTGGGAATGCATATAAAAAGTTATTAGGAATTTATGAATTTCAAAATAAGCAAAATTCTAAAAAAGTTGTTGATAAAAATGAATATTTTGATTCAAATAATACTGCCGTTTTAGATAAAGTATTTGATACTAAAAAAAAGTTAAAAGACCCTAAAAATTTTAATAATTGGTTCAACGACCAATTTGAAAAACATAAATTAGAAGATATAAATGAAACAGGATATGGTTCATGGCTTAAATCTGATGAAGATATTGTTTATACCTCAAATGTTACAAAATCTAATATGGCTTCAGAAATGGAAAAAAGAAAAAAAGAAGTTCAAACACTTACTACTTACACTGGTGTTAATGACCAATACGCATCTACATTTGGAGGTTCTTCTTTAATGGCATATGATAACAATTTCTCTTCAGGTTCCCTCTTTAGTAGTGATGGTATGGGATATACTGATTTACGTCAAGCATATGTTGAATCTGTTATTCCTGTAACTGAAGATGACTTTAATAAAAGAAAACAATTTAAAAGTATGGATGAATATAAACGTCATAGAGATTCAAATAATAATACACCTTTAAGTAAAGAAGAGTCAATGCGTCAATTATTTAAAGAAAATAAACACAAAGATGAAGAATCCGCCGCATTAGCATTTTATTATGCTCAACAATCTGAAAAAGTTAAAAAAAATCAAGATAACTTCTGGTCTGGACTTAAACAATTAACAAATTAACTAATTACCATAATAAATTTCTCGCTAAATTATTTGCACTATATTTATCTTTTTTCCAATTACCTTTAATTTTACCAGAACGAGTTAAATAGTTCTTGCGTCTTGTTTTATTTTTATGTTTTGTATAATCCTCATATCCCATTTGTCCAAAGTGAACAACATTTCCATCAGGTTTTATAACCATATATTTTTTAGTTTTTCTTGTTGAGAGTTTAATTTTTGCAGTTTTTCCAAGATATTTTTTAGCTAGCTTATACACTTCCGTTGGATTTGAATAAAGTCTAATTTGTTTTTTTGACATTTATTTATATATTTATTATATATTTTTATATAATAAATGTTATTATAACATCGTTAAATTTATCCATTTATTATTCAATCATATAATAAATGGATTTAGAAACAATTTTATTTGACAAAGATGGTTTTATATTTTCTCGCATAAAAAAAAATCATTACAGACTTATATTTGATATGGAAAACAATAATATTATATTGGCAAAAATTATTGACTTTAATTTAATTAAGCTTATTTATGATTTAAATGGTGATGTTTATGAAAGTGTTAGTCTTGAAAATCTTAATGAAAATGAAGCAGTTGTAACTATTTTAATGAAACATTTTTTAAAAGACCTTGGATTACCTCAAAGATTTTCTTTTATTCATATGAAAAAACTTAATGAAGAAAATAAAATTAGTTTTTTTTCAAAATCAATTAAAAGTTATCGTCCAGATGACATGCCACCTGATGCAGAATTATTGTCAATACAAAACATGACAAGTATTTGCAATATTGTAACACCACATAAAATTAATTTTTCATTTAATATTATTTTTGATTCTGAAATGAACATTCCGTCTTTTGCTGAAAAAATGGTTGGAATGATTTCAAATAAAATATTTAAGAGAGTAAAACAATTTATAGAAAACGTATGTTAATATAATATAATGATTAAAAATATTAAAGGAATTTTATTTTTACTTAATGTTTTATTTATTTTTGGAACTGAGATTTTTTTATATACTATTTTTCGTAATTATTCGGAATTTATTGAAAGACTCGCTCTACGATTTGCATCTGTTAATATTTTATGTGTTAAAATATTTCAAGCATTTGCATTAAATAATAGTTTAATTGATGATAAAATTAATAATAAATTAGTGCAATTTACTGATAATGCGCCTTGGAAACACGATGATATAGATTTACATAATTTAATTGAAATAACTGACAAATATAATCTTCGTCTTACAAATGGATATGAAGTTCCAATAAATTCAGGAATGATTTCGCTTGTATTTAAGGCACATTATCTTGATGATTTAAATAAACATGTAATTATTAAAATGAAACGCAAAAATATTGAACAAACATTAAATGACGCAATTGATAATTTATTATTTACAATGTATCTATTATCTTTTATACCAATTATTAATAAATATCAATTACGTGAACTTATTAATAAAAATATTGAAATTATTCGTGAACAAACTGATTTCTTAAAAGAAGTTGATAATATGAATAAAATTAAAAATAATTGTAAAAATCTTAAATATATCAGTATTCCATCAGCAAAAAGAGAAGTAACAGAACAATATCCTAACTGCATTTTAATGGATTTCATTGAAGGAATTAAAATTAATCAAATTAAAAAAGAGGATTATGAAGGATTCGCAAAACAAGTTATTAAATTTGGATTTGTTACAACAATAGTTCACGGGGTTACACATGGTGATTTACACGGAGGAAATATAATATTTATTAAAGATAAAGATGATAAAGAATATCCATATAAAATAGGTATTATTGATTTTGGTATTATATATGAACTTGATAAAAAGTATAAAAGTACAATTTTTGACATTATAATACAAATATTTGACACATCACCAAAAGAATCTGCAATAATGTTACTTAATTGTGGTATTTTAGATCCTCCTGGAATTATTCAACAAATACCAAAAGAAGATTATGAAAATATTATTGAGTTCACTACAGAAATTATTAATGAAACTATTAATACATCTAAACAAGTTAATCAAATTCAAATATATAAATTTATATCAAATCTTAAAGAATATTTAAGTAATTCTAGAATTTCTAATCTTGGAATAATGCCAAGCGAAAATTTTGTTAAAACACAATTAGTTTTAGCAATGTCACAAGGGGTTACCTTAACGCTTTGTAATAATGATTTTATATTTTTAGCTGATAAAGTAATAAATGAACTATTTCATATAAATATGATAATTTAATTATTGTTCCTTATTTATTGTTGTATGATTTGTAATATTTTTAATTATTTTATCCTTTTTTTCAATATCATTATTTCCAGAACCTCCCATTGATTCTACAATAATTTTATTATATTGGTCAGAAAACTTTGAAATAGATTTACTATAATCAGGATGTGCTTCTTTAAACTTTGGAAGTAACCTTGCATTTTTTGATGCAACTCTTTTAATTGCTTTTCTAATTTTCTTTTTCTCTTCATCTTTCTTTTCCCATTTATTTTCATCTTTTATGTAAAGTGTTTCTCTCTTCTTATCAGTACAATGATCAGGTCTTTGAGTAACATCTAATGCTTGAGATTCCTTCTACATAACCTAATCTTCCAACCTTTTCTAAATCTGATAATTGTAATTTTAGTGAATCAACAAAATCCATAATGTTCATTGCATCTTTACATGTTTCGTTTAAAAAAATTGAAAATTAAATGTTTTGTTATTAATTTGTATTATTGTGTAAATTTTTCATATATGTTCCATTTTTTATTACCTCTAATAGTTCACTATTTTGTTTTACTAACATCATAATTAAATCTTTATCGTGTGGTTCATAATTGTCAGGTTGAACAGGTTTTATTTCTTCATTACAAATCTTTTTATGTTTCCATAATCCTGAATTTGATAAAAAATTTTTTCCACAATCACAAAAGTAAGTTTTTTTTAAGTTTTTTATTTTCTGGACATGTCCATCACAACATGATAAATGTTTAGGTCTCAATAAATGTCTATTCCAATCACATTTCATATAGCATTTAAAGTCACACGCTTCACAAAAAAATCTAGGTAAGTTTTTTTTAAGGTTTTTATTTTCATTAATTTTATTTTCATTTTCATTAATTTTATTTTCATTAATTTTATTTTCATTAATTTTATTTTCATTAATTTCATTTTTCTTAATTTTATTTGGTACTTTTTGTTTTGGAAAAGGTTCAATGCTATTCAAGTTGGCATTAAGTGAAATAAAAAACTCTTGTTCTTTTTTTCTTGCTTCATAATGATCAACACATTCATAAAACCCTATTATTTCCATTTTCCAATTATTCCAGCCACCTTTGTTTCTTATGACATTATACAGTTTACATTTATAATTACAAGATTTTTCATTTATGCAACTATTTTTATGAGCATGTTTTCTCTGAACAAAATTAGTAGTATGTCCAACATATAAATCATTAACTGATGCATCTTTGCAAGTTATTTTATAAATAATTGTATTTGAATAATCTATTTCTGTTTTAGGCATATTATTATTAATATATTATATTTATATTATTATTTAACAAATATAAATTAGATTATTTTAAGATAAATTATGTTTCTTTTCTTTATAAATAATAAAATTTTATCATCACAAAATAAAAAATATTATTTTATAGATAAGACCATAAGAATTTTTATGCAGTGACAAAAAACCTTTTTGGGTAAAGTATTCCAGTATTTCAATTTTGGACATTTATTTTTGTCCTTTTTCAGAAACTCAAATTACTTTCCCCAAATTTATTTGAATTATATAATAAATTGAATTTGATACTTAAAGAAATATAATTATTCTTTATTTATTGTTGCATGATTTGTAATATTTCTTATTATTTTATCCTCTTTTTCAATATCATTATCTCCAGAACCTCCCATAGACTCTACAATAATCTTGTTATATTGGTCAGAAAACTTTGAAATAGATTTACTACAATCTGGATGTGCTTCTTTAAATTTTGGTAATAATCTTGCATTTTTTGATGCAACTCTTTTAATTGCTTTTCTTATTTTTTTCTTTTCATCATCTTCTTTTTCCCATTTATTTTCATCTTTAACATATAATGTTTCTCTCTTCTTATCAGTACAATGAACAGGTCTTTGGGTTACATCTAATGCTTTTAAATTTGAAGTGATTATATTTGAGATTCCCTCTACATAACCTAATCTACCAACCTTTTCCAAATCAGACAATTGCAATTTTATTGAATCAACAAAATCCATAATATTCATTGCATCTTTACAGGTTTCATTTAAAAAGAATTGTAAATTAAATGTTTTATTATTAGAATTTGTATTATTAATTATATTATTTGTTTGTCCTGTTTTACATATATCCACAATTTTATTTGTAAGATCAGTATTTTGTTGCATCAATTCTTTATTTTGCTTAACAACATCAAATACTAAATTGGTAAGAATTTTTACATCTGTAATATCATCATCTTCAATAATATTACATTTATTATTTTTACATTTTTGTTTATGTTTCCATAAACCACTATGTGTAACAAATTGTTTAGAACATTCACAAATAAATATTGGGGATAATTTCACTTCCAGGACTTCCAAAACACTTCCATTTTCATTTTTTTTATGTTTTGGTGTAAATAAATGTTTACTAAAATCTTTTTTATTACTAGTATTATAATAACAATAACTACAACTAAACATTTTAGGGATTTTTGGGGATAAAAATACTTCCATTCCTCTTTTAATTGGAAGTGAAAAAAATCTCTAAATTGTTTTTATTTTTTAATATTTAAAATAATAAAATATTTATCATAACAAAATAAAATTTATTATTTTAATGATGAGACCATAAAAAAAATTATGCAGTCAAAAAACTTTTTGGGGCAAAGTATTCCAGTATTTCAATTTTGGACATTTATTTTGTCCATTTTCAGAATCTTGAAAAAACTTTCCCCAGATTTTTTTGATAAAACAAAAGGGTACATTTCTTTAAGTAGATAATAAATTTTATTCTTTATTTATTGTTGTATAATTTGTAATATTTTTAATTATTTTATCCTCTTTTTCAATATCATTATCTCCAGAACCTCCCATTGATTCTACAATAATTTTATTATATTGATCAGAAAACTTTGAAGTAGATTTACTGCAATCTGGATGTGCTTCTTTAAATTTTGGAAGTAACCTTGCATTTTTTGATGCAACCCTTTTAATTGCTTTTCTTATTTTTTTCTTCTCTTCATCTTCCTTCTCCCATTTATTTTCATCTTTTATGTAAAGTGTTTCTCTCTTCTTATCGGTGCAATGAACAGGTCTTTGAGTAACATCTAATGCTTTTAAATTTGAAGTAATGATACTTGATATTCCCTCTACATAACCTAATCTACCAACCTTTTCCAAATCAGTCAATTGCAATTTTATTGAATCAACAAAATCCATAATGTTCATTGCATCTTTGCATGTCTCATTTAAAAAGAATTGTAAATTAAATGTTTTATTATTTGAATTTGTATTATTAATTATATTATTTGTTTGTCCTATTTTACATATATCAACAATTTTATTTGTAAGTTCAGTATTTTGTTGCATCAATTCTTTATTTTGCTTAACAACATCAAACACTAAATTGGTAAGGATTTCAAATTCTGTGTTATGTTCTATCATAAGGGGTTTTTTAAGGGGTTTTAGGGTTTCGCAAACTTTTTTATGTTTCCATAATCCCTGACGACAACTATATTCCTTTTCACATTCACATATGTATTTTTCAGTATTTATGGTGTTGTCTACTTGTCCTCCAATTGTCTTCTTTTTGTGTTTAAGTGTCAATAAATGTCTTGTATAATCTTTTTTATTACACGTTAAGAAATCACAAATATCACAAGTAAATTTTAATGGGTTTTTGGGTAAAAAAATGTCTACCATTTGTCTTCTACTAAATAGTTAGATAAAATTTCTAAATCAAAATTTTTAAAAATAATATTTTTTTATCATAACAAAATGAAAAATATTATTTTATTGATAAGACCATAAATTTTTTTATGCAGTCAAAAATATTTTTCGAGCAAAGTATTCCAGTATTTCAATTTTGGACATTTATTTTTGTCCATTTTCAGAAACTCAAATTACTTTCCCCAAATTTATTTGAATAATATAATAATTCATTTTAGATACTTAAAGAAACTTATTCTCTTTCAAATCTCTCTTCAACTTTTTCAATTTTACTAATATCTTCCCATTTTTTGCCATAATTTTCTGCTTTTTGTTCTACAAGTGTCTTATAAGTTGTTTCATATGATGATTTATTGAAATTATTGTTCTCATAAAGAATAATGGACTTCATTTGAGGTGTCAGTGCTCTTTCTTTATATGCAATCATTTTTTCTTGATAATCGAGTTCATCTTCGTCGTAATCATAACAATAATAGCCGTGTGTTCTCGATAATTCAAAAACTAAATAATTATTGTAATTATTATTAAAATAAATATATATTTTTTTTGAAATATAATAATCACAACCCATGAATAAATATATATATATATTATTTTTATATTGATTGCATAATGAATATAAAAAATATCGTTGATAAAGCCGAAGTAAAGCGGTAAGCACAACTATTGATTTTACACATTTGAATTTTTTATTTTGGCATTAAGCGTGCCAAATTAAATGTTCAAGTGTGTAAAAAAAAAAATATCATCTAGAAGAAGATTGCCTTAAAATGTTTTTTCATTATGACCCGTCAACATATCACTTACATATCCATTTTGCAAATATTTCTAATTTTGAAGTAGGTTCATCAGTTGAATATTCACATGATCTTTATAATGTTATGTTTAATTTATCAATTTGCTCAAATTATTATACAGATATAATATTGAATTGTAGAAGTTAAAATTAATATAAACTTATATTATATATGGATGTTCTTTATATTATACATTTGTTAATGACATTAACATTATTAACAATACCATTTTGGAGTTTAAATTTATTACAATATGGCGTTTATATTCCTCTTATAATATCAACAATATGGATAATATTTAATGGTTGTCCTCTTACAAAAATACAAACAAATCTAAATAGTGATAATTTTACAAAAGAAATTTTAAAATTCTTTATGCCAAGCATATCTACTAAATACACTGAACATATAAATACATTCATTTTAATATTGGTAACAGTTGTTGGATTTAATCGTTTGTTTTTTCATCGGTATTAAACATTTTTATATTTTCTTACACCTTTTTACATTTACTATGCTTTGCTGAAACGCTGATTATTTATAAACCAGTATTTGTATATTTTATTGACTTTTCTTGTTTTATTTTTCGCATCTTCAACTAAATAATAATTTACAACAGTAATCTTATAATCATTACTTTTACAATTAGTCATTATAATAATAATGATTTATTATTATATAAAAAAATGATTTGAAAACTTAAAATATAAGTATATCATATTATTATAAGAAATGACCGAAAAAGGTTCTGGATGTTCTATTAATGGAAAAAAATATGAATTACAAGTTTATAATATAGTTAAAAATAGTAAATTAAATGGAAATAATTTTAATACACAAAATGAATATGAATTGGGTGGTTGTAGTTCTAAAAACGACATAGAATGTAATATGTTATCAGAAAGAGATATATCAATTGAAATAAAAAAATCAAAAACGCCAGATTGGATGCAGTGTTCTTTAAAATATGATAATATAAATAACAAATGGATAGGAAGTACAAAAAATAAAATACCAGAAGCTTCAAAAAAAGTGTTTGAAGACCTCATTTCAACAAATACATTATTTAATGGAAATATACCCCCTTTTATGTTAAAAGATATAACGCACGAAGAATGGGTAAAAACAAAAAAAGAAACAACAGATTATAACGATAGTTATATTGATTGTCCGAATGATACTATAATGAAGCTATATTGTGAAAAGGGTTGTTCATATATACAAATATCTGAAAAAGGTCTATATCATTTAGGTAATGATGTGTGTGATTTTAAAGTTCCTGCATTTATATGCGAACAGCGATTGAGAGTAAGAACTAAAATACACGAAAAAAAAAATAAAAAGGGGTTTTGTAAATTATCTGTTACGATTGCGTGTCAACCCAAAAATATTAATAATTTAATAAATAGTGAATATAGTTTGGATAATCATATGAAATTACCATTAAATTTGGGTTATGATGCTTAAATTATTTGGAAATAATAATAATTTCTGACGATGATTTAGTAGTATTCATTCCATAACTCCAATTTACATCTATTATTATATAATCTTTATACATATCTCTAATATGCTGACAATTATTATATGTAACAATCCAGTTTTTTTTTGTATTTAACAAATCAAATAATAATTTATGATTAAATCCTTCGTGCATATCTCCATTATTTCCATATAGCTTTGATTTACTTTCTAAATAATATGGAGGATCTAAAAATACTAATATTTTATCGTTAGTTAAATTATTTATAAAATCATAAAAATCATCATTGTATATTTCAATATTCGTAAAATCAAGTGCTTCTATTTTATTTATTGATGATGGAGTAAATCTTTTACTACTGGCTTCTTCTGAAAATCCTCCTGACAAAGTTGAACCGCTAAATGAACATCTATTTATAATAAAATATTGAATTGATTGATGTAATATATTATCTTTTAAATCCATAATTGTATTTCTATAAGCCATAAATTGTTCTTTTGAAACCGACTTGATTTTTCTTAACTCTTCACATAGTATAGTTTTATTTAATTTAACTTGTCTCCAAAAATTATATAATGGCGTAAATTTATCATTTACTATTAACTTTAAATCATATTTATTCTGTAAATAAAACTCAAATGATCCTCCTCCAAAGAAAGGAGAAATAATTGTGTCAAAACAAGTTATATCAAAATGCTGTAAAATAACATCATCAATAATTTTACATGCTCTTGTTTTTCCACCTGGATATCTAAGCGGTGATATATTAGTGGTATGAATAAATGATGATGTATCACTGTCGTTAATCTTAACCAAAACATTGGTTGAATTATTTATATGAGTATCATTTTTTGCGTTAATTAATTTTAATAGTTCATCTTTACATTTTGACTTACATTTAGTTATTCCCAATTTATCACATTCAACTAAAAGTTCCTTTTTAGATAATTCCATTTTTAGTGTATTGTGTGTAATATTGCTTTTAGTATTATTTAAAATCAATTTTTTATTTAATTCAATCAATTTTTCATTTAATTCAATCAATTTTTCATTTAATTCAATTACTTTTTCTTCAACTACTTTGTCTATTAATGCCTTTATTTTGTCTGTTTGTATTTCACAAGGATTTTTACGACTAATGTGTTTGTCGTAGTGTGATTTTTGAGAAAACGATTTAGCACATTTTTCGCAACTATATTTACCCATTTTAGTTATATAGTATATAAATATTTTATTTCTATATTGTTTTAACTAAAAATACCCAAAAGAGTTATTCATAAACCAATATTTTCCATTATACAAAAATATAATTATAAATTATAACTTATCATATAAATACATTTATTTTAATATTGGTAACAGTTGTTGGATTTAATCATTTATTAATAAATTAAAATTGAAAAGAATTAAACAGTAAATAAATATATTATATATGGAAAATAATATATTTGAACAATCAATAATGAATCCTACTTTTATATTTGTTGATGGAAGTTATTATAATTTTCACCGGTACTTTGCGCTTCATCAATGGTGGAAAAACGCATATCCTGAAGAACAACTTGACGACCCTTATCAAAATGAAAAATTTGTAGAAAAATTTAAGAAGACATTTGTAGAAAATTTACAACAAATGCCAAAAAAATTAAAAATTCATAAATCAATAAATCCAATTATGATAGTTGGTAAAGATTGTAAGAGAGAAAATATTTGGAGAAATGAATTCTTTTCAAATTATAAAGCAAATCGCGCAAATGGTCCAGAAGATGGATTTATGGGAGGTCCATTCTTTAAAATGGTATATGAAGATAATTTATTTCAAAAAGGTGGTGCAAAAGCAATCTTAAAACATCCTAAGTTGGAAGCAGATGATTGTATTGCATTATCTGTAAAATATTTGACAACTAAATATCCTGAATGTCATATTTACATTATTACAAGTGATAGAGATTATTTACAATTAAATTCACATAATATAGACATATTTAATCTTGCATATAAAAATATTGCTGAAAAGAATTCTACAGGAGATTCTAAGACAGATTTAGAAATTAAAATTATTATGGGTGATTCTAGTGATAATATTCCATCAGTATTTCCAAAATGTGGTCCAAAAACTGCGCAAAAATGTATTGAAGACCCAGAATTCTTTAAGAAAAAAATGGCAAATAATCCAGAATATTATGCGCAATATAAATTGAATACTAAATTAGTAAATTTTAATAATATTCCAAATGATTTAGTTGATGAATTTATGTCTACAATTAGAAAATAAGAATATTATAATTTATAAAATAAATGATGTTATAGGTAAATCATCTCTAATAAAATATGCTTCACCTTTTTTTGTCCATTTAACAACTAGTGTGATTATTTCAACACCACAATCTATGGATTGTTTAACAGCTTCTCTGTATTCAGGATCTATAATAGAAGGTTGAAATCTATCAACATCTGTTCGTTGTATTACATAACACATAATACAACGAGTTTTTGATTCTTTTTTAATTAATGTAAGCTCGCGAATATGTTTCAATGCGCGTGGACTTACCGTATCACTACTTTTTTTTCGATAACCATCTGGAAAATAAGCAACCTTAGAATTAACATTTCTATCATCAAAAGAAATTTTTTTACGTTCTCTGGCTGACATATCTTCATAATCTGCAAGAGGAACATTTTTAACTTCCATAATAAATGGTATTCCATTGCAATCAATACCACTAAAATCAAATCTAGAATCTACTTTTCCTTCTACATAAATTGTTGTCTCTCTTTTATATTTTTGAACATTTTGTAACTTATATAATAAATTATTTTTAATTGCTGATTCAGTTAAATCTTCTGCAAGTTTTGGATGAATTCCAACAATAATTTCAGTATCTTTCTCTCTAATTATTGATAAATAAACTTTATATTCACATTTAAGTTTATCATTTGGTTTTTTTGATTTAGCCATTAATACACACGCACCAACATCCACTAATCCACAACATCCTAGAGAAGCACTATGGCATAAAACAGATATTTTCGCATCAACAGGAATAATATCTGCAACATAAGGGGATTTTACAAATGCAGAAGGTCTTTTGATAACAGTTCCTTCAAATAAATTTTCGATTTTAAGCATTAATGTTGACATTGTTAAATTTAATTTTATATATTTAGTATTTAAAATATAATAATCAATTTTATTTTAAACAATGGTATAATAATATATTAATATTGTAAGTATGACTACTATTCCAAATGAATTAATTATTGAAATTAATACAAGTATTCCAGGATATCAAAAAATAAAATATAAACCTTCAATGACTATAAAGAATATTAGTAGTGATGACAATAAAATAAGATTTAATCCTTTAATTAAACTAAATAAAAACAAAATAGATAAAATTCCAGAAGATTTAAGAAAAAAAGAATTTTTTAATAAAGGTTTATTTGATTCATTAATTAATTATACAAATGGACAACCAGTCAAAAATTTACAACAAGCAACAGTTCAAGGTTATATTGATAATAACATTAAAGTGACAATTGACACTATTTTTTCAGAAAATTCAATAATATATATTGGAGGTAAACCATACATTATTGTTGATTCACAATGGTCAACTGGAGATTGGAAAATAGATATAAAAAAAACAAAAGAAGAAATTGATAGTAGTAAAATAACTAATCCTCTTTTATATCAAGCAATTGTCAAAGATGAAATTATTAGTGGTGAAGAACAAATACAATCATTAAATAATAATTTAATTTATGGTGCTAACTACAATGGTCCAAAAAATGAAAATGTTGCAAGTGGATTAGAACAAGAAACAAAAAAACCAATGACAGATATAATAGTAACATCTAAACCACAAATAAAACAACCAGATGATATATCATTACCAGCTAAAGAAATGAAACAATTACCACCAATACCTCCTGAAGAATCAGTTGCAACTACGCAGCAAAAAGAAATGAAACAATTACCGCCAATACCTCCTGAAGAATCAGTTGCAACTACGCAGCAAAAAGAAATGAAACAATTGCCACCAATATTTCCTGAAGAATCAGTTGCAAGTACGCAGCAAAAAGAAATGAAACAATTGCCACCAATACCTCCTGAAGAATCAGTTGCAACTACGCAGCAAAAAGAAATGAAACAATTGCCACCAATACCTCCTGAAGAACCAGAAATAATCGAAATTATTAATCCCCCAATTAAAAGCCCACGACAACCCTTATCATACGCAATTGAGCCAATAAATAAATTTAAAACTTCAGAAAAAACAACTTCTTTTGTTAAAAATATTTTAAAAAATCTACAATTTTATAATTTACAAAATTATATATATATTGCAAGTGAAAATGATACAAAACGTTTAATAACAAATACTTTAAAAAATACTACTACAATAAATTTTAAAGAAACAGATTCAAAAAATTTAAGTTTAACAGCTTATAAAGAAATTGTAGATGGTGTTAAAGTAGTTGAAAATAGTGGAGGAGGTGATTGTTTTTTTATCGCAGTTGCAGATGCAATAAATTATTATAATTATTATAATCAAAATAATAGAATTATAAGTAAAATATATGGTTCTGGACAAAATTTATTTACACAAATATATTTAAGAACTTTAGTTTATGATTTTATTGAAACCTTTTCAGAATTAGATAGTTTATTATATAATATTGCACCAGTAAATGCAGAAAATTTAAACAATATTTTTGAAAAAAGTCTTAATGGTCTTAAACAAAATTTAATAGAGTCTAGTCAAACTGATGATATTAGTAAAGAAACATATATTGAATTAGCTAACAATACATATAAACAAAACGATAATTTTTTTGTTAAAAATATAAACTCAATACCATTTGAAATTGAAAATTATGAAAAACCTTTTAGACCTCTAAATAAATCAGAATTAAAAAATTATATTTTGAGTAATAATTATTGGGCAAATGATATAGCTATTTTTGCATTATGTGAAAAACTAAAATTAAACATTATACCTATCAATATAAAAAAAAATAATATAAGTATTCCTTTTGCAAACTTTGGTATTGAATATAATAAATGGAATAAATATTTATTTTTATACTATAATAATAGTCATTATGAATTAATGACCTTTAATTATAAAAAAAGGGATGTAAAATATGATACGGCTGGAAATGTAAGCGGTATTAAAACTAATTTAGAGAAAAAAACGATTTTTGAAAGAAATGTTAAGACGTCTGATGGATTGCCACCAATTTTTATGTTATTTATTATTTTTGGTGCATGGTATATAAATATAACTGATGATAAACAAAATTTTACATATCAAAAAGAAATAATGAATATGATGAGCAATAGTATAAATAAATTATATAAAACAACTAAATATAATAAATTTTATTCTGTGTTTAAGTCTTATTTTCCAAATAGTAGAATACAAATGCCTGAATTAAGTTTAAATACTGGAATTCAATCAGGAGGTGTTCTGGCATACAAAGTTATGAAAACAGAAGATACACAATTAGCTTATCATATATCAGTTTATCTCGAACTTCATCCTGGAACAAGTATAACACCAATAGAAATAAAAAAATTAAAATGTAGACAAAAATGGAATTCTGTAAGAAAAGCTTGGTCTGATTTTACAGGTAAACCATACATTATTCCGCCAGTTTATAATAATACCAAAACATTAAAAAATAACGAACAAAAAGCAGGAAATAAAACACAATACAAAAGAATATTCAATAATGATACAAGGAAAAATAACAGAATAAGAGAGAGAAATAATATTACACTTAAAAAAGGTGTAAAATTATAAAGATATTAAAAAAACAAAGAAAGAAATTGATAGTAGTAAAATAACTGATCCTCCCTATGTTTATTTTATTGTCCAATGGATAGTTTGGTTCCTACTGGTTTGTGCGCATAAATAAACAGCTTTAACTAAAAAATGAATTTGTTGAACAATGTAATCCACCATACATCTTATGTATTTCGTGAAAAGGGATGAAAATAGAACCCTTAATTTTTTTATATGTTTCTTTATCCTGAACAAGAATATTTCCATTATCTAATTCTAAAATATTTGCACCATAATTATGTTGGCTTTCAGTAGATAATTTTATTATATTATAATCGTTATCTTTTAAGTATTCAAACAAATTTTTAGCTTTGCTTGTTTTTTTATAAACTCCATTATTTTGAAGGGTATATTCTATTGCTAACCGTTTATGTATAGAATTTGTGTACGTTAAATCGTCCCATATAACACACTGTTTACATCCGAAAGGTGAAAAAATACAATCCAGGTGAATACGATACATACTTGTATCTGGGTTTACAGGATATATAATAACAACACGTTTAGTACCATATAATTTTAATTGTAATAATTTTTTGGCAGCGCGCATACTTGTACGCGCGCCTGTTCCAATAAAAGCAGTATCACCATTTATCAAAAAATCTCCGCCTTCTAGAAATTCACCTTGTTTACATTTGTATATAATTGGTTGTTTAAGATTTTTCATAATTGTTTCAATCATTTCAGTATCGTGTCTTCTAACAGGTTCTCTCATGTTGCCCAATATAATACCTTTTGGAGTTGTAATAAATGGGTCTCTTGTAAATAATAAGTTTGCAAAATACTCGGATGGCGTATTTTTTGGCATATAATCATAAATATCAATATATTTTTGTCCTTGTTGTTTTAAGACTTTTTTTAAATTTGTGTGTTGTTTTACCGCAGTATCAACGTTAACCGTATCTCTAAATAAAAAATTTTTCAGATTATGATTTGCAAATTCAATTGCCTTTTTATTGGGTGTAAATAACACTAACGTATCGTCCGCATAAGGTTTTATATTTTTTCGTGTTTTCTTGTTTGAATTGTTGTTATTTTTTCGAGTTTTATGGACCATTATATATATATATATATATAAAATATATATTATGTAAAATGCTGATTTTAGGTAATAGAGTACCAAAAGTAAATAACATGTATATGTTGCAATGAAACGATAAATTTATTTATCAAAATTATATTTATCAAAATTAAAATTTTTAAATGCTTCTTTTTGGTCTCTCCTTTGTTTCTCTCTTTTTGCTTTTTCTAAAACAGCAATAGCTGCAGCCAGTTCAGGTTCTGAAACAACTCCATCATCATTAACATCAACCATTTTATGAAGTATTCTATATTTATAAGGCACCATGCATAATGAACTTTCTTCATTAAATAAATATTCAGAGAGAATTGTAAATACTGCCGTTAATCCAAGTGCGGTATAAATATCGCGAGTTCCCATCCATGCCATTGCAAATACTAAAAGTTGTTTGCTGACAGACCATTTCATGTATTCTTCTGTTGATCTGCTAAATTGAATTTGTATAAATTTAGAACCAACGTTAAGAAGAATCATAACTATACCAGCAAAGAATTTGCTATTATTTAAATACATAACATGTTGGTTGGTATAAGAAATCGCATTAAATAATGGTGTAAATATTGTTGGTTTTCCTCCAAGTTGTTGTGATACATTAATATTTGGAGTAGAAATAGAAGTCATTATACTAAAATAATATATTATTATATTTTTACATTATTCCAAATTTTCTAAAAAGATTAGAAATATTAGATGTAGTTTTATTATAAAAGCCTTCTGCAGTTATACGTGTATTTCTTACAAAAGGTCTATAAAACTCGCGTATTTTAGGTGTAAAATTTTCTATATCAGGTAATGAGTTAAAATAAGCAAATGTAATAATAATTAAAATAAAAAAACAATAATATATAAAATATTTCATATATAATTATATATTATTAAAAATTTATAACATTGAATAACCACTAGTAAATGTTGATTTATCAGTAGGTTCAATATCATCATCTGTTTGATTACGCGCGTTGTTAAAAACAGGAACTTCATTCGATCGTTTACCTCTTAACATTGTTCCTTCACGGTCAATCATATTAAACCCTTCACGACCAACAAATGTTTCAGTTTTTTTTCTTGAAACATCACTTGATTCTGTAGTATTATTTTTGTTAAGTTTCATTTGTAATTTTTTTTGTTTAATTTGTAATTCTTTATCTTTTAGCTTTAGTTTATCCTTAATTATTTGATTAGTTTCATCAGTAGTACTAGTAAACCCTTCTAAATATCCCATACCACTTTGGTTGAATAAAATTATAATAAATAATACCGCAACTATACCTAAAATTTTATTTGTATAACTAATTACTAAAATAAATAGAATAAGAACGGCTCTTCCTAAAGCTGTGTCAATTAAAAAATTAAATAACCTAGATTGACTTAATAAAATAACAAGAATCAATGTTGCAACAATACCCATATTATTTTTACTTATTAACTTAAGGTTCATATAAATATTCTTATATAATTTATTTTAAAAATATATAATTTCAGTGTCTTTTACAAATTATTATCTAAATTTTTAATAAGAATGTCTTTAGCAATGTTTGCAGCTCCATTTGATGATAATATTGATTCAACCTCAAATAATTCAGTTAATAACATAATAAACAAAAAACGTCGCGCACATAGTAGAACACAAAAAATTTTCCCTAAAGAGAATTTTGATACAAATAAAGTAAATTCAGTTTTAGATAAAATTCATAATAATTTAGATAATGAAGATGATGATGATGATAATTTTAATCCTCCACCAAAATCAGAATCATCTGGCGTTCAAAAAACAATACCTCTCCCACAAAAAGAACAAATGATGAATATGTCTTCGAATAATGATTTAATGTTTAGAACATTAGGAAGAGCTCCTCAACCAAATTATGAAAATACTGATAATTTAGATTTAAATGATTACAACAATTATGGTGACAGTAAATCGTCTGAAGAATATTATAAAAAAGTACTACCAGGATACGAATCACAAAAAAATATTGTAAATAAACCTTATTATAAGACATCTAATTATAATATTCAAGAGGCTCAAACACCTGGTCAAGATATATTGATGCAAAAACTTAATTATATGATATCTCTTCTTGAAGATCAACAAGATGAAAAAACTAATAATGTTACTGAAGATGTGGTATTATATTCTTTTTTAGGAATATTTATTATTTTTATTGCAGATACGTTTGTTAGAGCTGGAAAATATGTAAGATAGAACAAAATAATATAATTATAATTTATATTATCTGAATTGTTTATAATATATATAATATAAACAATTTAAACCAAATATGCTATAGTAATGTAACAATAATGGTTAAATACATTATAATTCATAATAAACATGAAGGATGTTATGATTTTCAATACTATGAAGATGAAGCAGCCAAAATGAGATTAACATCAATAACAATAAATCCGCCAAAAATTTTTATGTTTGACAGCAAAGAACAAGCGCAAGATTTTTTTGAAGAGTATATTAATGATGTGGATGTTATTGATATAAGATGTAGAAAAGGACAAGAAGTAGAACACATTGACTATTGTACGTGTGGAATAATTGAGTTAGATGAGGAAGAAAATCCTATTTTATTTTATAACAAAAAAAATCAAATATTTTTAATGGAACATGGTCCACAAATTTTTTTACCACCTCAGGAGTTAAAAAATGATGTTAAAAATTTAAATTTGACGAATTCATTAATTCGTAAAACTAAAACATTAGGTAAAGAACAAAGAAAAAGATATATTGAATTAGGAAAATATTGCCAAGAATGTTCAGTCAACGATAATGATAATGATGATGATAATGATGATGATAATGATAACGAAGAAAACTAATTTATAATTAATACTTTATTTGAGTTAAAAGATGGATATCCAAAATTGTAAAAAAAATATGCAGTAGGACTAATAACTAATGGTTTTGTTTTGTTTTTAATATTATTAATAATTATATTGTTATCAGAAATATCTTCAATAGCTGAAAATCCAAAATAATTTTCTGATGAAATTTTCCAAAAACTTATTTTAAATCCTTGAATAAAAATATTTTCATCACAGTCACAAATAGATGCAAAACAACTTAATACTTCCATTCCTTTTTCAATTTGAACGCACGATTTTCTAAAAAAATAAGCACTTACTATGACATCATCAATCATTATAACATTAATAAAAATATTTTTGGTTTTAATAAGATCAATAATATTTGTAACTTCAGAATTAATTATGATATCAAATTTTTTCCCAGAAATACTTATAAAATCAAATAAATAACGAAAATTTTGAGAATTTATTTCAAGCAATGTATATTGAGCTGAAAGTTCATATGGTTTTGTCCATGTTATAACAGGAAACCCAAATGTTGAATAAACACATAAAGGAACAATCCCAGTTAATTCTTCTTCTCTCTTAAAGAGAGAAATAACAATATTTTTATTAATACGTCGTTGATTGTAATGATGTGTTTGTATTAATTGTGGAGCTATTCCTTTTTTTCTATGTAAGTGATCAACGCATAAATAATCAACATAATAAGCTCTAAATTTGGCTTCTTTACGTCCATTATTTATTACAATATAAACTGGTCTAGAAGTCATAACACCAATAATTTTTTTATCTGTTATTGTAGTACCTTTATTAAAATCAATCATATGATTATCTTCGTTATAAAAAGAAATGAATGATTTATCATTATGTCCATTAAAATAAGAAAGTATATTTTCAGGATTTGGAGAGAAAATATTATCTTTATTTTGCAGATAATATGATTTTATTAAATTTATAAATCTTTGCGTTTGTAATGAGGTAAGCTCTGAAAATACTATAGTTTCAATATTTTTAAAATTAGTATATTTATTTTGTTCAGGCAATACATCATTAATAATTCCAGGAGCTTTTATCATATAACCAATGTCATATATATGAAATACTGGTTGAATAGCCCAAAATTTATTTTTTATTCTTATATAAATAAAAATAAGTAAGATAATAAGTATTCCAAAACTTATTATGTAATGTATATATTCTAACATATTAAGTTTATTAAATATAATTAATAAATTATGAAAACGAGATATTTTAAGAAGGTTTTACAAAAATATATAAGTATTGATTTTCGTAAGCACACTTAACCAAGTCAATTTTACCTTGTAGAATAAATCCACAATCTTGAGCCATGTTAACAATTGTAGCTGTATCTTCCATGTATAATGTTTGCTCTTGTTTTCTTACCTTATTATCATCAAAATTAAATTTTTCTTCAAATTTTGCAATATTATCAGATTTATTCAAATTAAAATTTGCTGTATACACAAAATCATTAAATGTAACTTTAGTTTTAGTAATTCTTTCTTTTGCATATTTTTGTGGAGAAACTATGTATAATGGATTACCTGGTGGCAATATAGGGTCAAAAGTCTCTCTATCTACAATGTGAACAATTAAATAACCTCCAGGCATTAACCATTCCATAGAATTATCAAAGAAATGTCTTTTATCTTTAAAATAATAAATTGTAAAATATAAACAAAGAACATGTGTTAATGAATTCATTTTAAATAATCCATTGTCTAGAGCATTACCAACACTAAAATTACCAGAAGGATAATTTTCTTTTGCTTTTGCAATCATTGAAGGAGAAATATCAATACCCAAAACCTTTAAATTTTTTGAAGTTAAGCTAGAAACATGGTGACCAGTTCCACAACCAATATCAGCTATTATGCTACTTTCAGTTGGATTAGAAGCATTTATAATAGTTCCAACTTCATAATCATTTTTAACACTACTAAAAACTAAATAATCATAAATTCCTGCATAAAAATCATCATATACTGCATCCCCTTGTTTAAATAAAAAAGGTTTTGAATCTGTCATACCTTCTTTTGTAGGTATTATTGATTTAAAAAATACAATTGCAATTAATAAAAAAGTAATAAGGACTAATATTTTTCCAAAATTAGATAATTTATTATAAAAAATAGAAAGTGATTTTAGTATTTTCATCTATATGTATTGTTGTTATTTTTTTTGTATAAATTTGTAATATATGAGTGATTCAGAAATTAATGATATAAGAGGTTCAGGAGATTTTAAAGGAACAACGTTTTCAAAATTTAAAAAATCAGATGTTAAAAAAGAGTTGCTAAATAGTTTAATAAATTCAAAGATAGAACCAGCATGTTATTGGAGTGCTGAATTAATATGTGCAGGACAATATAGTGATTTGTGGGAAATAATTTTATATTTTTACACAAAACATGTTCATTTAGGAAATCCTAAAATTTCACTTTATCTTGAATTAAGAATAAACAATTTTAAAGATATCATTAATAGTGGGTATGTAGATAATGAATTAAGAATGAGAAATAATGATAAAATAAGAAGGTTATTTTGTGAAATTATGTGTATTTTATGTGATGCTAAACGCAAACATAGTTTTGACACAGTCAAAATAAAAAAAGAAGACTTTGATATGACACATATGCGTGATAAATTTAAAGCTCCTACTAATAAATATGCGGAGACTATATTTTTAGATGAAGACCCAAAAGAACTCTTTCCTGCAGTTAATGAAATAGCTTTTAATATTTCTGAAGAAGGTAAAAATACTATGAATGCGTGTTATTGGTTAGAATGGATAATGGAATTTGAATCAATATGTAAAGCAAAAAAAGAAAAAATAGTTTGTGAGAGAAGACTGTTCTCACATGTTGATACTAAATCACAAAAAGATATCATATGGATTGTCTGGGATGTGTTTTTAATTGAATCAGCCAAACGTTCAAAAATTATAAAAAAGATAATGGATGCGTTATTATCATTATTTACATTAAAATATATAACAGGTTGTCAAAGAAAAAGACGAAATATTCTTTATTTTGCAATTTCGTTATTATGCGAAAATAGTATTTGTACTGAAGAAATAATTAGACAATCTCAACAAGAAATGATTGGTATTATTATAAAAAAAATAGATTTAGTTTATAAACAAATTAAAAAAAATGAAGAAACACCTGGAACAGATTATTTATTTAAAGATGTTAAGGCATTTAATTTGGAAAAAACAATTGAAAAACTAGAAAAAATGAATAGTTTTGGCGAGAGTTTTGTTCCTAGAATTTAGGATATATTTTTTTATTTTTATATAATATAATAAATGACAAAAACATTTAAAAAAAAAAGTATTAAAAAAACAGGAACTCGTAGAAATATATCAAATACTTCATTTCCTGCGTTTCAAAAAGAAATAACCGTTGTATTTTTAGAGATGCTCTTGATGGTAAAATTATTTCATTGGAAAACTACAAGTTATGCAACACATAAAGCAACTGATGAACTTTATACAAAATTAAATTCAAATATAGATGAATTTATTGAAGTTCTTTTAGGAAAGACAGGATTAAGAACAGATTTAATGAGTAATAAGAATATTAAACTCGTTGATTTAAGTTCTGTTGATTCATTAAAGAGAGAAGTGGCGTCTTTCAAAGGTTATTTAATTAGTTTAAATGATAATACAACAATGAAAAAGATGTCTAATACTGATTTATATAATATTCGTGATACAATTTTAGGTGATATGAACCAATTTTTATATTTATTGTCCTTTAAATAAATGTGCGCATTTATAATATAAATTAATATATATATTTTTATTATAATGGATAATTCAAATGGTTTATCAAACTCATTATTACAATCAAATGATATATTAGGAAGTAATACTTCAATAGCTTCTTCATCTGGAGATGAAATTAGTTTTTTTGATAGTTTAAAAAGTATAAATATTACAACATGGTTTATTATATTTTTAATTTTAGCATTTTTAGGATTTAATATTTTTGTTTATTTAGCTAAAGGAAGTCAAGATATTGTAGATTTTTTTTCACCATTATTTAAAAAGATTTTTGGAGCATCTGCAATTGTATTAGGAAAAACGGTTGATGTTGCTGCTGAGGGCGCAAAGGCTGTTGTAGGAGGAACAGCAGATGCAGTAAATGTTACGGCAGACGCAGTAAATGCAAGTTTAACTGCAGTTCAAGATATCACACCGAATGGATCACCAAGTAGTATAAAATCACAATCAGTTCAATCAACACAACCACAACAAGATGTAACAACTAACACACCACTTAATAAAGCATTGAATAGTTCTCAACCAGAATCAGATTATCAAGCAAACGAAGCTTCAAGTTCAGTCACTGGTTCAGGCAAATCAGGATGGTGTTACATTGGAGAAGATAGAGGATTTAGAACCTGTTCTCAAGTTGGAGTAAATGATCAGTGTATGTCAGGAGATATTTTTCCAACTCAAGAATTATGTATTAATCCAAATCTTAGAAGTTAAAAATATAAATACAGTTATAAGATAAATAATTATAACTGTATTTTTAAATTATTTATGGTCTAAAAATTTCCCTTTGGAAGTGAAGGATTATATGTATCTCCTGCACCATAGAAAAACCATCTTAATGATAGATAATTGAAAAAGTTATCACTCATTCCACTTGTTCCTATCATAGTAGTTTTAGGTCCGTGACTAGCTATCTGTTGTATTGCTGCAGTACCTAAAGCATAATTATAGTACCATAAATTAGAAATATAACCATTGAAACCCCCATTCATTGCAACATAAACATCTCCATAATTTTGTTTAGGAACTCCAACTAAATTAATACTTCTAGATATTGTTCCATTGATATACACATCTAATGTGGTATTTTGACATCTAATAATAACATTTACCCATTTATTAATAGGAATATCAGGTATAGTAATTTCTTCATTAATAACCTTAAATGTATTCATCAATAAAACAAGAGTATTAGTGTTTGGAGCTAAATATAATCCAGGCGCATTATTAGGATAAATTAAACCATTATCTTGTAAATCACTATTGCCTTTGCTAAAAATATGTTTAAATGTTCCTGCAGTTCCTGAATCATAAATATTATTAATGAACAACCATACAGACCACGTAAACTCAACACCATCATTCTCATTAACAGATCTATATATTGTTACAGAACCGTTATTGCTTGGGTCTTGTGGAAATATAATCATCTGTGAAGCATCAACCATTCCATCAATTAGATGAGGCGATTCATTTGGTTTAAAAAAATAAGATATGACAGAAATACCAACTCGTAATAATATTATAAAACCAAAAATAACTAATAATAAGAAAGCAAATTTTGCTACTAAACTATTTGATTCTAAAAATTCACGTGTTCCAAAAGTTCCTTTACCTGTTGTTGAAAATGAATTAAATGCGCTGTTATCACTCATTATATATATTAAATAAATAAGAAAAATAAAATTATTTATTAATTTAAATTGTTACACTACTTTGAGTAGTTCCATTTTCAACTATAGATATTTCAAGTTGATAAGCATTAAACACGCTAGACCAGCTTGAATAACCGCGAGTATAAATATTCCATGCTTCTTGTGGATTAATAGAATTTGGATAATATTGAAATTTTGAGGTCCAACCTTCAAAGCCACCTAATGGTGTAACATAAACATTTGCGTTATTATTAACACTTGCAACACCAGGCAATAAACATGTTCTGACTAATTTACCATCGATATAAACGTCCATTGATCTACCATAAACACTAATAGCCAAATTAACCCATTTTTGAATTGGAACATTTGCAACAGAACACGTATGAACAACTGTATTACCTCCTGGCGTTGTTGGTTTTTGATTAGCTCCAGGATAACATCCTAAAGAAATAGAAAGATTGTTTTCAATAGCTCCTAAAACAACAGCTGGACAAGGGTCCATTCCACTTATACCAGGAACAGAACCTCCAGATGTTCCACTAACCGCACCCATTCTTCCAAATATAACTTTGGATTCACCATAACGATAATTCCAATTGTTTATATAAAACCATATTGAATATGCAAAATTACTTGAAGGAACACCAGAAATATTTGTTGCTAAAGATGAAGCATCAATTGTAGAAGATGTTTTACCATCTTGCATATTTTGTAGCGTATAAGGGTCACTAAATATATATCTTAATAATATTAAAATAAGTACTATCACGACTATTGTAATCACTATAGTTAAAGGACTCATTGTATAATATAGATTTAGAAATTTTATAGTTAATTTTGTAATTTAATAATTTAATTAAGAACTATATTATATTATTGTTTTATTAGATTCATCAATAACAGGTGGAGATTTATCTTTAAATGTGTTGTATAAATAATAAATGTTAGAAGAATTTAATGCTCTGCTAAAATAAATGACATTACATATACCACCTTTAATTCCATTATCTGTACCAACAGTTAAATTATCTAATTTATAATAAGGAACTACACCTATATCAGACTTAACTAACTCACCATTTAAAAATATATCCAATACTCCTCCATTATAATTAATAATTATATTATTCCATTTTTGCAAAAGAACATTTTCATTTTTATAAAGTATTCTATTTTCATTTTCATCAAAATCAATTAGTTTATTATTTGTTACTTTCTTTAAATCTTTTTGTTGGGTTGTTATCAATAATGTATTAGTTGTTCCATTATATAGAACATTTGGTTTATCACCAAAATTTAATAATGAAGTAAATTTACCATAAGATGAATTCATATTTGGAGGTGCAGCATCTAAAAAAATCCAAAATGAAATTGCATATTGGTAATCAAACTGATCACTTCCATTCAATTCTTGATAAGTTCCTAATGAATTTTGCGAATCTGTATATATAGGTTTATTTATAAGTTGTTTTCCTCCTTGAAGCTTAAATCTATTAAAAAGTGTTGGTCCGCCAAAATATACAAGTAATAATATAATTGCTAATATAAGCATTATTAATGAACCCATTGTAGAAGAATTATATTCGCTAACAGCAAATTTAGCTATTGAATCAAATATTTCACTGAATAAACAAGGAATATAAAATAGAGTATTTATTATTAATGTAAAGAACCCATTTTTCTTTGAATTACCACTAGGAATTTTAACATTAATTGTTTTATATATCAAACCTAAAACTAATATTACAAGAAATACATTTAATATTAAACTTACAGTTCCAGTTTTACCAGATAAATTTTGAATATTATATACAATCCAAAAAATAATTAAACTTGAGATTACAAGTCCAAATAAAACTAATAGAGAACTTTTAAATAAATTTATTTTGTTATTTGAGAAAGCATTATCAATTCCCTCTGGAAATAAATTGGCGCCTAATAATAAAGACCATAAAATACATATTAATAATATTATTATCATTCCAAATCCTGACATAACTTTATCATTAAAAAATCCACCTGGATATGTTGAAATTGCAATTGTTGTAATAAATATAAATAATATAAATCCAATGCTACCATAAGATGATAATTTAGAAAAATTATCTAAAAAATTAGATTTTGATTTTGCAGATATATTATCAGGTAATGTCAATACAATCATTAAATACAAAAATCCAAAAACAGATATAATAATTGTTAATAATAATGTGTATCCAAAATATTTTTGAATGTATCCTCCAGGATCAATGTTATAATAAATTATAAAAATAGTAATTAAACAAAATAGTAATATTAATGTTTTAATTCTTTCATAATTAATATTAAATTCTTCAACATAATTATTAGTAGACCCTTTATAAAACATATATGCTCCTAACGCTATTGTAATTGGTGCGATTATATAAGCATACGTATTAATTGTATCATTAGGAGTAATTGTAAAAAATAAAATTAAAAATACAGTATAAATAATAACATAAGTAACATTAGTTATTTGCTCAAATAATTGTTTTACATCTTTTAAATTTGGCAACATTGCTATGCAAATACCCGCTATTATCATAGTAAAAAATAAAATAATAAACATATCTCCAATAATTTCTTCATTTGAATTAGATGATGATTTGAATGGTATGTTAATTTTAAATAAAATCATAAATAAAATAATACTCATAAATATAATAATTCCTATAATTGGATAAAATACTCTAGGAGTTTTTAATTCTGGTAAAACATTATTTGTATTATTTATGTTATTTGTATTCATATAATACTATAATAGAATATTATTTCATTTATATTTTTTCGTTAATATTACTAATAAAATAATTAAGTTCTACATATTTTCACTTGCTGTTTTTTTACCGTGACAATTTCGGCATAATGCAATTAAATTTTGCACATCATTTCCACCTCCATATTCTAATCGAAGACGATGATCTATTTCAAAAGTATGGTCTAATTGTTGCTTACAATTTCCACATTTCCATTCTTGATTTGATGCAACATATTTTTTCTTTGTTTCACTTACAGAACGTTTTGTTGCACCTTTACCAGAGCTTGAAATTCTTCTCTCTCCACAAAATCCTTGAGAAGAATTAATACCATTAAAAGATTCCATAAAACATTCATCTTCTGTGTCATTCTTTGATGTAAAATCAATTATTGGACTTAACATGTCTAATGATGTCTTATCAATTGGCATAAACTTTACTATATTATTTGCATATAAAAGCATATCTCTACCTTGTGTGGGATTTCTTTTTAATAATATGTACATACCTATGCCTAATAGAACATAAAATATCATTTTATAATATTTTTTAAATGATAATAACATTTTTGTATATTTACCATCAGTATAAGTATTATATACAAAAAAAGCCGTTAATCCTAATACAAATATTTCTAATCGCATATATATATTACTTAATAGTGTTTTATAATTATAAAATAATTTTATTTATTAAAATCTAATTATTTTACATTATTTTATTTCTTTTTTTGCATAGTCATAGCCTCTTGACCATAAGCACCTTGTAATTTAAGAGTTCTTAATAATTGTCTTTGTTCGTGAGTTACATTATAAATTCCAAACATGGCTAAAGCAATAATAATATAAGGCAATAAAACTAAAAACCATGAAATACTTTTAAATCCTTTATCGCATAACCATCCTAAAACAAAAGTCCATATAAAAGCAAAAAATATTTTAATGGCAACAATAAATATTCCAACACCATTAAATAACGCAATAATTGAAGAAATAACTGCAATCGCAAAATATATTTTAGCTGGTGTACAAAGTTTACTAAACTCCTTGTTCATTATACAATATTAAAAGATTTTTATTTTAAAGATAAGAAAAATGGATTTTTAAATCTTTTTTGTTTTGGTTTTCTAATAAATAAAGTATTTTGTTGTTTTCTAGTTTTATTTCGCAATTTTACACCACGTGCAACATCAACAAGTTTTGTAGATAAAGTTTTGCTTACAGAATTTGTTTTTCTTTTTGAATGCACAATTTCATAAATAATTTGTTTGATTTCTTTTAAATCGCTCATTAAACTTGGAATATCAATCGCTTCATCCGAATTTATATATAAATAATTTACATATAATCCTTTTAGATATTCAAATAATTCTCTTTGTTTTGGTGTCAATAATTTATAATTATTTGATAACATCTCAATATAAGAATAATAACAATTAATAAATCCCCAAATATCAATATTTTTAATAAATATATTATCTAAGTATTCTCTCAAATTTATAGTTCCATCACTTCTAAATTTCGTGAACTTAATTAAAATAGTAATTATATAATCAACAATAGTTGACATTGCAAATTCTGTTTCAATTAGTTTTGGTTTACTATTTTCAGAAACAGATGTTAAACTATTACTATAAAGTAAATAAAATATTTCATTAATAAATTTATAATGACCTGGACCTCTTTTTTCATTCCAAAAAGTTATATAATCTATTACAAATGGTTTTAATTCTTCATAACTGTCATAATTCCCGCCATCTTTAATAAATTGTGAATATTTATCTATAAATTCATCAGAAAAAATAATTACCGAAAAAGGAACATTGAATTGAAATGGTCTATTTCTCCAAGAGCTTGGAAAAGGGTTATCTTTAAAAGGAGTATATTCAGTTGATAATCCCCAGTCTATCAATCTTGTTTTAAAAGAAGATGAAGTATCTACTAATACATTTGAATCTTTAATATCATTATGATAAATGTGTCTTTCATTCATTGGAATAATTCCCTTTTTTAATAATTTTATTAAACTATCATGTAGTTCATATAATTTACTAAATGAACCATTCTGATAAATATAATCATCAATTGGCAATCCACCATTTGGAAGATTTAATGACATAACTTTATCTAAATTTGAATTAATATTTGTTTTTGTTATTTTATCTTTAGGTAAGGCAGTACATTTTGAAGTAAAATCTGCCAAATCTATTGGTTGTAATTTGGATGGTCTACAAAGAGTTGCATCATATAATAAAAAATAATCATTATAATTTTTAATTGAATCCAGTTTTTGTTTTATAGAAATTATTTCTTCATATTCTTGTGTAGCGTGTTTTTCTGTCATTAATTTTGAAATTTTATTAATTTCTCTCTTTTTAGAACCTTCGCATTTTAATGCAGGAGTAAATACACAACCATAACCTCCAGATGCAATTACTTTACCTCCCTTTACATTTTGCATTATTATATATAATATATACATAATAATCTTATTTATCATATAAATAATATATTGCTCCTGAAATTCCAAATATAATTCCAAAATATATTATTTTCTCTCTAATTCTATAATATTCAGATAATTTTTCATCAGAAGTTTTATATTCATCATAATATTTAATAAAAAAATCATTTAAAGAAATTTGAGGTTTTTCAAGTTTTTCATTAATTTTATTATGAATAAAATGCATCCAACGAACAAAAGAGTCACGGTTATCTAAATATGGTATTACTGGATATATATCAATTAATTTACTAAATTCACCCGATATTTCTTCTACAGGAAGAAACAAAGAAAGATTTTGAATAAATTCATAATACTTTTTTTTTGTTACTGTGTTTGGATGATGTGGGTAAGTCATTGCTAATGTATGTAAAAAGAACCAATAATGAGGTCCCCACACTTTTGGGTCCAGATATACAGTTGGCATTAATAACTTAAAGAAAAAAAATAAATCTTTTTAAACTATCAATATCTTATTGTTATACACCCTTGAACATTTATTGTTAGTTTCTCTCTTGTTACAATAATTAAACATTCTTGTCGAAGAACCTCTGCCTTTCGTATTGCCTAAGTTAATAGAAGCTGCAACAATTTTATTATTTCCACCAAAATGTTTTTGAAACAAACCTAAATTAAATAAATGTGAACCAGGCATTATATAATATCAATTTAAAATAATTATTGATTATTATTTAAACGTATATAATAAATAATAATAATAATAAGTTATGATTAAAAATACAAATACTTGTAACAATTGTGGAAAACAAGGACATTCATTTTATCAATGTAAATTGCCAATAACAAGTTATGGAATAATTGTTTTTAGACCAAGTTTAGAAGGACTTCAGTTTCTTATGATAAGAAGAAAAGATAGTTTTGGTTATATAGATTTTATTAGAGGTAAATATTCACCTTATAATATTTATCAATTACAAAATATAGTAAATGAGATGTCTGTATCAGAAAAACAAAGAATTGTATCAGAACCTTTTGAAAATTTATGGAAAACAATGTGGGGAGAAACATCAATTTCACAATATAAAAATGAAGAACAGTCCTCTTTAAAAAAATTTATATTAATTAAATCAGGTATATCCATAAATAATAAAATAATAGATTTAAAAGATATAGTAAACATGAGTACAACAAAATGGAATGAAACAGAATGGGAATTTCCAAAAGGACGACGTAATTATAAAGAAAAAGATTTAGATTGTTCATTGAGAGAATTTGAAGAAGAAACTGGTATTTCTCAAACAAAAATTACAATTGTAGAAAATGTATTACCATTTGAAGAAATATTTATAGGGTCAAATCATAAGTCATATAAACATAAATATTTTTTGGCATATATGAATGATACAGAAGAATATTTAAATAATTTTCAAGTAACAGAAGTGAGTAAAATAGAATGGAAAACAATTGACCAATCTTTAGAATCAATAAGACCTTATAATTTAGAGAAAAAACATTTAATTACAAATATTAATAAAGTGTTACAAGAATATAGATTATATTCATAATATATAGTATTATGACAGAAAAAAAGAAATCTTTAATTATTGAAACTGATTCTGATTCAAAAGAAAGTGAAAAAAAAGATTTAAAAGAAAAACAAAGTGCATTATCAAGTATTAAAAAAAAAACTTTAATTATTGAAACTGATTCTGATTCAAAAGAAAGTGAAAAAACGGATTTAAAAGAAAAACAAAGTGCATTACCAAGTATTAAAAAAAAAACTTTAATTATTGAAACTGATTCTGATTCAAAAGAAAGTGAAAAAACGGATTTAAAAGAAACTCCGCAAGTAACCGCAAGTGAAAACGACACTTATTCTTCCAAAGTTCCTTCAACTACATCTTCTGCATCTATTGACAAGATTAAAATATCAGTAAATGAATTAAAGAGTGAATATGAAAAGATTGATTGTAATGAAGAAAACTATTATTCAAAAGAATGTAATAAATTTTTACTTAAAAAAGAACTAATTGAGAGAACAGATTTATCTGAACATCCTGATTCAGACGCATATTTATATCCTAATTTAAATGATACAGATTTTAATACTAAAATTGCAACAAAAAAAGAATTTAATGATACTAAATATGATGGAACAATTTATGAAAATATTAAAGAACAAGCTAATATTTTAGCAAAAGCAGATTTTGAACTACAACCTCATCAAGCGTTTGTTAAAAACTTTATGTCATTTCAAACACCTTATAGCAGTTTGCTGTTATATCATGGTTTAGGTTCTGGTAAAACATGTAGCGCAATTGGTGTTTGTGAAGAAATGAGGGATTATATGAAGCAAATGGGTATTGTCAAAAGAATTATTATTGTTGCTTCTGAAAATGTTCAAGATAATTTTAAATTACAATTATTTGATGAGAGAAAACTTAATAATGTAGATGGATTATGGAACATTAGAGCTTGCACAGGAAATAAATTATTAAAAGAAATAAATCCAATGAACCTGAAAGGAATGACAAAAGAAAAAGTAATTAGTCAAATTAAAAACTTAATAAATACTTATTATATTTTCTTTGGGTATGTTCAATTTGCAAATTATATCATTAAAACAATGAATTATGCAGAGGAAGTTCAAAAACAAGCCTTTAAAAAAAGAAATTTATCTAAAGACGCAAATAAAATAAGAGAGAGAACTAAAATTGAATTACTTAAAGATGTTAAAATTGAACTAAACAGTAGAATTATTAAAAGATTACAAAATGAATTTAATAATAGACTAATTGTAATTGATGAAGTTCATAATATTCGTAAAACTGATGATAATGAAAATAAAAAGGTAGCTGTTAATCTTGAGTTACTTGTCAAGTCTGCCTTAAATATGCGTTTTTTACTTCTCTCCGCAACTCCAATGTATAATAGTTATAAAGAAATAATTTGGCTTCTTAATATTATGAATACAAATGATAGAAGAGGACGTATTGATGTTAAGGATATTTTTGATAAAAATGGAAATTTTAAAAAAACAGGTGAAGAACTTCTTACAAGAAAATCAACAGGTTATATATCGTTTGTTCGTGGTGAAAATCCTTATACATTTCCTTACAGAATTTATCCAACTGAATTTGCTAAGGAATATACATTTCCATCTATAAAATATCCATCATACCAGATGAATCTTAAAAAAATTAAACATGAAGATAAAAAACGTGTTTTAAGTTTATATTTAACAAAACTTGATGAATGTGGAAATTGTGGTGAATGTCAATATTGTGCTTATAAATATATTATTTATAATTTAAGAAATAAAAAATTTTCTATTACAACAAAAACAGGTATTATCAGAGATATGCCAAGTTTTGAAAACATGGAGTCTTTTGGTTATACATTACTTCAAACTCCATTAGAATCTCTTATTATTTCTTATCCTATTCAAGGATTAAAAAACATACTAGATAAAATTCCTATAGAAAAATTATCTGAAGATTTTTCTCCAACTTTTTCTGAATCAAATGCTAAATCAGAAGAACTTATACCATTGGTTGATGATAATGAAAATACATTGGTTGATGATAATGAAAATACATTGGTTGATGATAATGAAAATACATTGGTTGATGATAATGAAAATAAAATTGGTGGAGATGATACATCCTCAACAAGATTTGGAATAACAATTGATCCTCATCAACTAACAGGTAAACAAGGCTTAGAGAGAATGATGAATTTTATTGATGAAAAATCACCTCCTATTAAAGGAGAATTTGAATATAAAAAATCTACTTTAGATAATTATGGTAAAATATTTTCTCATAAAATAATTGGAAAATATAGTTCAAAAATTAAATCAATATTAGATAATATTATAAATACTGAAAGTAACAAGGTGTCAGATGGTGTTATTTTAATTTATTCTCAATATCTGGATAGTGGTCTGGTACCTATGGCACTTGCTTTAGAAGAATTGGGATTCACAAGATATGGTCAACCTGGAACAAAATCATTATTTAAAAATAAACCAACTGAAATTGTTGATGTTAGAACTATGAAACCTCCTGAGGATAAACAAAAGATTATGCCTGCACGTTATGCAATGATTACTGGTGAGACAAGATTATCGCCTAATAATGATTACGAAGTTAAAGGATTAACTAGTGAAGATAATAAAGATGGACATAAAGTTAAAGTTGTTTTAATTTCTAAAGCAGGTTCTGAAGGTATTGATTTAAAATTTATTCGTCAAGTCCATATTCTTGAGCCTTGGTATAATATGAATCGTATTGAACAAATTATTGGTCGTGCAGTTCGTAATTTTTCGCATAAAGATTTACCTTTTGAAAAAAGAAATGTTGAAATTTTTATGTATGGAACTATTTTAGGTAATAATCAAGAAGAAGCCGCAGATTTATATGTTTATCGTGTTGCAGAATATAAAGCTATTCAAATTGGTAAAGTAACAAGAGTTTTAAAAGAAACTTCTGTTGATTGTATTATTAATCATGATCAAACAAATTTCACACAATCAATTATGTCTGCAAGTCTTAAAGAACCTATTAAACAAGAACTATCAAATGGAATGATTATTAATAATTTTAAAATAGGTGATGCACCTTTTTCTCCTGCGTGTGATTATATGGCAGAATGTAATTATGATTGTAGACCAGATAAAAAAATTGATGAAGATGATTTAAATGAAGATACATATAATGAAAATTTTATTATAATGAATTCAGAAAAGATTTTACAAAGAATTAGAATGCTTATCAAAGAGAGTTTTTTTTATAAAAAAGATATATTAATAAAAGCTATAAGAACACCAAAAGAATACCCATATGTTCAAATTTTTTCAGCATTAACACAACTTGTTGAAGATGAAAATGAATTTATAACTGATAAATATGGTAGAAATGGAAGATTAATTAATATTGGAGAATATTATTTATTTCAACCTATTGAATTAAGAGATAAAAATGCATCTATATTTGATAGATCTGTTCCCATAGATTATAAACATGATATGATTAAATTTCAAATTAAACAAAATATTGAAAAACCTGTTATTGATAAAAGAAATATCGATAATATTATAGTTGAAGAAGAACTTTTTGATTTTTCTGAAGGAAAACGTGTTATTGATGAAATGAAAGTTAATTTTGATATTAGTAGAGATTTTGCAAAACAATTAAAAGTTCCAAGAGGTGATGATAATTGGTATAAATATTGTGGTATTGTTATGAAAAAAATGGTAAAAATATATCCTGACTCAAAAGAACATATAATTAGTTATCTAGTTGCACACATGATTGAACTTTTGTTATATGATGATAAATTTGCATTAATGAAATATTTGTATTCATTAGATAGTTTAAAGAAAGGAACAATTGAATGGATTGCTAAAGAATATTTTGAAATAAATAGTATTGCGACAAATAATTTTATTGCATTTATCATGTATAAATTAAATAAACGTATGATAATGATTTTAAACGAAAAAAATATGTGGATTGAAGCAGGTCCTACAGCTCAGAAAGAAATTGCTTCATCAAAACAAGCAAAAGAATATTTAAGTATGAACAAAGAAGATTATAATAGAATAATTGGATTTATGGGTTATGAAAAAAGTAATCAATATTTAGTATTTAAAACAAAAGATATGAATTCAACAAGAGATACAGGTGCCAGATGTGATGAATCAGGTAAAAATAAAACAATTTTAAAATTAAATGAAATTATAGGAGAAAATAAATATACAAATGAAAATACAAAGATCATAAAAGATAAAGATGGTAATATAATTTCTGAAGCAGTTGGTCAGTTAGAATTATGTGTTCTTCAAGAATTTATTTTAAGGTTTTTTAATACAATTAAGAGAGATAATAAAAAATGGTTTTTAACACCAGAAATGGCAATTTGGCATAAAATTTATACAATTTTTGTTTAAATTAAATTTAAATTAATTATATTTTATAAATAAAATTGAAATAATATACATAAAAGAATAATATGTATATAGAATATAATGGAACTTGGACATAAATCAACACATCAAAAAAAGAAAAAAGATAATAAAATACACACTGTTTACTCAAGATGTTTAATTGACAGAAAAGTTATTTTACCTATTACAGCAATTGGTAAAAATTTAAAAGAAACAATCGAAGAAAATCTTAAATTCTGTTTTGAAGGAAAATGTGTTGTAGAGGGATATATTAAACCAAATTCATCAAGAATAATTACACATTCAAGCGGAACTATTCAACGTGGAAATTTAGTTTCATTTGAAGTAGTATTTGAATGTGATATTTGTTTTCCAGTTGAAGGAATGCTTATATCTTGTGTTGCAAAAAATATTACAAAAGCTGGAATTCGTGCTGAAAGTGATACGGATGTTCCATCACCTGTTGTAATTTTTATAGCAAAAGATCATCATTATTCTGTTTCATATTTTAATGAAATACAAGAAGGAGATAAAATTAATATAAGAGTTATTGGACAAAGATATGAATTAAATGATAAATATATTTCAATAATTGGTGAGCTTGTAAAGGAAAAAGAGTTTACTCAAAAATCTAAACAATTTCCAAAAGCTAAACTAGTAATAGAAAATTAATATAATTATTAAATTCATTTTCAAGATATAAATTTTTTAATGTATAAATAATCTATTTAGATTTAAAAACAAACCAATAGATAAATAAATGGAAGCTATTCTTTCTACAAATGATGTTAATAATTATTCTGTAAGTGAACTTAATTATATACGTGAAACAATTGAAAATATGAATAAATTTAATCAAATTGAAGTATTAAGAATACTTAATAGAAATAAAGATGTAATTTTGAATGAAAATAAATATGGTATTCATATTAATCTTTCTGAAGTAAGTAAAGATATTATAATTGAATTAACTATTTATATAAAATATGTAAATGCACAAGAACAAACACTAAATAGTATTGAAAAACAAAAAGACGACTATAGAAATACATATTTTACAAAAGATATTAAAGATAACAACAAATTATTATTAAGTAAATAGATATGTTGGCATATAATGATGTATTTAATGAATTACAAGATTATACTTTAGATAAAGAAAATATACAAAAATCATTAAGAATGAAACTTACTCACACAAATATAAAAAATGAAAAAAATATTAAACAAGATATAATTAAAGAACATGACATTTTTTTTCCTAACCAACAAGATAAATTATTTTGGTGTTATTTTATTATTAAAAATGGAGATATTTGTTACGAGACACTTAATAATAAAAATTCATTGATAGCTAAGCAAATGAAAATAGATATGGTATCAATCATAAGAAAAAATAAAGATATTGTTAAAATGCATAAATTTGACACTATTTCAAACATTGAAAGCAATTTAGCAAATGATAATAACTTAAATAAAAAAACGTTTTTAACATTATGTGCAATTGAAAATATAAATATAATTTATGTAAATAATAAGACATATTTTGAACTATTTACAAATGATACATCAGTTGTTTATATTATATATGAATTATCTAATAAAACAAAATATGGATTTGAAAATGCAACAAAAGAAAAAATAAATAATATTAGAGAAACATTATTTAAACTTGAATATATAGATAAACCTATAAAATCAATATCATCATATAAAGTTCAAGAATTAATTAATATATGTACTAGATTAGCAATTGAAATAGATAATAAAGAAAATGGTAAACATAAATCTAAAAAAGATTTATATGAATTAATTATTCAATATTTTTAATATAAAAAAAAAATGAAGAACAATTTAAAAATATGTCATATTTATATATAATAATGAATTCTATTGAAAAATCAATTGTTTCTAATTTAGAAGGTGAACTTAAATCTATAGATTTTGATGAACCAGTTTTAAATGAAGTATTTAAAAGTCTTGATGAAGAAACCCAAAAAAAAATTTTAAAATATCAAAATAAAGATGTTCAAATAAATATTCTTAGAAATATTGCAGACCCTGAATTGAAGACATTTTATAATAATTTACCTGAAAAAAATAAAAAACAACTTGATAATCTACCTATTCGTGATAAATATATATTTATTAAAAAAATGTATATTGAAAAATCTTCTGTAGATAAAAATAAACCAAATCTTATTTCTTATAAAGAAACTAAACCTTTTATAGAACCTACAATTCCTGAAGAACCAGAAGACAATAAACAGACGTTTAAACCTTCTTCTGAAGATAAAAATAAAAAATATACTCCTATTTCTTATGAAGAAAAAGTAAAATTTGGAACTAGAAATTTTATTCCTGGATCATCCGCAGAGGAAACCCCATTAAAAGAAGCACCTCAAGAAATTTTTCCTCAAGAAGAAGAAAAAACAACAAAAATAATAGATAAAAAAACAATAACACCACAACAAAAATTAGATAAATTAATAAAATTATTTTATAGTACAGCTCCATATGAATTTAATTCTACAATTAATCAAGAATTAGAAGTTAAATTTGGAACAAAAGGAATTAAAACATTGACACGAAATGATTATGATAATGTTATAAAAAAATTAAAATCATCTGGGTTTAAAATTTCTGAAAAAGAATCTGGTGAATATTATTTACGTATTCAATGTGAATTTATGGATAGTATATCAGGAAAATTTAAGATGTCTGATATTAGAACTGAAATTAGAAATATCACAGCTATTCAAGATTATTGTAAAAGTAATGATTTAAAAGGTATTAATTCGGCATTTATTGATTATATACATAAAAAACCAGCATATATTAATAAAGAAAGAGTTTATCCTGTAGATTTCGATGATTTTAATTTTAGAGTGTCACATCAAACTGAAGAAAAAATAAAAACAGGAATTAAACAATTTATTTTAGATAATTGGAGAAAATCTAAAAAAGAATTTAGATTAATTAATCGTGTTACTTTTGAACATCCTGATTATCCTGTTAAGGTTGATATTAGTATTACAAAATTTGGAAATAGAAAACCTGATAGATTTGGTCGTGAAAATCGTGGTCAAATGATAAGTGTTTATACTCTTGAAGAATCTAATGTTTTTAATAATCAAGAAAATTATGAAATTGAAATTGAAATTGATAATACAAAAATTGGTCCAATAATAAAAAAAAATATGTCATCAAAATTTGATACCTCTGAATCAATTGTTAATGCATTAAGAAAAGTGATTAAATTTGTATTATGTGGTCTTCAAGGAACTAATTATCCCGTATCTTATCCAGAACAAAAACAAATTATTGACTCTTACATGAAAATGATTTGGAAAGATAATAATGATATGCCAAAATACATTTCAAGTAAAAATTTTATTGGTCCAAACTCAATTACATTACAACTTAAAAATATATCTGAATTTGATGATAATTCTAATGAACCAAATATTAGAAAAGATTTTGTTGTAACTGATAAAGCTGATGGAGAACGTCATTTAATGTATATTTCAGATATTGGAAAAATATATTTAATTAATACAAATATGGATGTTATATTTACTGGAGCAAAAACAAATGAAAAAGAATGTTTTAATTCTATTTTAGATGGAGAATTAATTAGTCATGACAAAAATGGTAAATTTATAAACTTATATGCAGCATTTGATGTATATTATATTAAAAATATGGATGTTAGAGGATATACATTTATGCTATTAGATATTGAAGAAGACATTCGTAAATCAAGATATATATTATTAAAAAATATTGTTAAAATTTTAAAACCAGTATCTATATTAGACACTGAAAAACCTAAAGAAATACAAGCTAAACCACTCACTGAATTGCTTTCCAGATATAAAAAAATAAATGATTTTATTTCTCCAATTATAGTTACTGCAAAAGAATTCTTTCCAAACAGTAAAAAGCAATCAATATTTGATGGTTGTAATACAATTTTACAAAAAGAACGTGAAAATCTATTTGAATATACAACAGATGGTTTAATATTCACACACTCGTATTATGGTGTTGGTTCAACCGTGATTGGAAAAGCGGGACCTAAAACAAAAATTACTTGGGAACAATCTTTTAAGTGGAAGCCACCACAATACAATACAGTAGATTTCTTAGTTACAACTATCAAATCACCAAATGGCGATGATTTAATTAAAGCATATTATGAAAATGGAATTAATACAACAGCTTCTGTTCAATATAATGATTATAAAACAATTGAATTAAGATGTGGGTTTAAAGAATCTAAAGATGGATTTATTAATCCTTGTCAAGATGTTATAGATGACAAATTACCTGAATTTGGTAATCGGTTTGAAGATAAACAAGATAATGACTATGTTCCTATGAGATTTTATCCTACTGAGCCATATGACATAAATGCAGGTATATGTAATATAATGTTGCGTATGGATGAATTAGGAGGAAAAAAAATGTTTTCTGAAGAGAATGAAGTATTTGAAGATAATACAATTGTTGAATTTAGATATGATTTAAGTAAAGATTCTGGATGGAATTGGATACCACTTAGAGTTAGACATGATAAAACCGCAAAATTAAGACGTGGAGAAAAAGAATATGGTAATGCATATAAAGTTTGTAATGAAAATTGGAAATCAATTCATCCAAGTGGAAGAATTACTGATGATATGTTGCGCACTGGATTAAATATTCCTAGTTTGAGTGTAAGTGAAGATGTTTATTATAATACTCCATCTGGTAAATACTATACTCAATCAATGAAAGATTTTCATAATTTATATGTAAAAAAAAGACTTATAGTTGGTGTTTCTAAACAAGGAGATACCTTAATTGATTTTGCTTGTGGTAAAGCTGGAGATCTATCAAAATGGATTAGTGGCAAATTATCATTTGTATTTGGTATTGATATTTCAAAAGATAATTTAGAGAATCGTCTTGATGGTGCTTGTGCAAGATTTTTAAAAATGAAAAAATCACATAAAAATATTCCATATGCTTTATTTGTAAATGGAAATAGTGCTTTTAATATTAAAGATGGAAGTGCAATGTTAAATGATAAAGCTAAGCAAATTACATCAGCAATATTTGGAAGAGGTTCAAAAGAAGCAGACCAAATTGGCAAAGGCGTTGCAAGACAATATGGTAGAGGTGATAATGGTTTTAATATATCTTCATGTCAATTTGCAATTCATTATTTCTTTGAAACACCTGATACATTAAAAGGATTTATGAAAAATATTGCAGAATGTACAAAACATAATGGATATTTTATTGGAACCTGTTATGATGGTAAAATGGTATTTAAAGAACTTAGAAAAACTAAAACAGGTGATAGTATTAAAATTATTGAAAATGGTAAAAAAATTTGGGAAATTACTAAAAGTTATGGTTCAGATACATTTAATGATGATTCTAGCTCAATTGGTTATGAGATTGATGTTTATCAAGAATCAATTAATCAAACCATAACAGAATATTTAGTAAATTTTGACTATTTAGACCGTGTTATGTCTGCTTATGGATTTGAATTAATTAATCATGAAGAAGCTTTAGATATAGGTCTTCCTTCTGGTTCTGGGCTGTTCAGTGTATTATTCTTAAATATGTTGGATGAAATTTCTAAAAATAAATTTAAAGAAAAAGATTATGAAAATGCATCAATTATGACAACAATTGAAAAGAAAATTTCATTCTTAAATAGATACTTTGTTTATAAAAAAATTAGAACAGTTAATACTGAAAATGTTGAACTTGAACTTGGTGAATATCAAGAAACAGCTATGTTAAGAGATAAAAAAGAAACACAAAATGCAAGAGAAATTGCTAAAGAAGAAGTCCAAAAGATTAAACCCAAGGTTCGTAAATTAAGTAAAAAATTATTACTTGTTGCAGCAACTGAAGCAATTGATGAATCAAAAGAATTTGAAGAAAAACCCAAACCAGAAAAAGTTAAAAAAACAAATAAAAAAAAATTAATTATTGAAGATAATGAAGATTAATAACTATAATACTTTTAACAAACTTAAATAAATTTTATAATATACATATAATAAACCAAATGAGTTATTTTTTATTACCAAAAATTAATAATACTATTAACATAAATCCATTAGATAATGAATTTATAGAATATAAACCATATATTTCAAATAGTTTATATAATTATTATAATGAAATATTTGAACAAATAAATAATTATATTAATAATACGGATTTATTATCAAATAGTTATGATGAACTTATTAAAATAGTTAACCCATATGAATATATTTTTTCGAAAGTTCCATCTTCAAAATTCTCAGTTAGTAAGCTTAAAGCTAAAACAAATATTTTTTATGATTTTTTAGAAATATCTACAACTCTTAATATTTTTGATTCATATAAATCTAAAATGAACGCATTATATTTAAGTAAAAATTATAATGATATAATTGAATGTTTTGAAATGATTCGTGAAAATTATAATGACCAAATTAAATATATTTATGAAATAAATGATGAAACAAATAAAATAATAGGTGATGAAAAATTTGATTTTTTATTTTTTGAAACAAAAACGGATAATTTACAAAACTATTTTGTTTCTATAATTAAAATTTTAATGATTATTTTAAGAAATCAACATTGTCAAGGAATGTGTATTATTAAAATAAATCAAGTTTTTCATAAACCAATTATTGATTTTTTATATTTATTATCTTCTTTATATGATAAAACTTATATATTAAAACCTAATGCAAGTAATATTACAACATTTGATAAATATATTATTTGTAAAAACTTTCAAATAACTGAAAATAAAATTAAAATACAAAAACTCAACTATTTAAAATTAGATATATTTTTAAAAAATCTTAAAAATAAGATGATTTCATCTATTTTAGAAAATGAAATTCCATATTATTTTTTAACAAAAATTGATGATATGAATATTATAATTGGACAACAACAATTAGAATCATTAGATATGATAATAAATATACTTAAAAATAAAAATAAAGATGAAAAAATTGAAACCATAAAAAAAACTTGCATTCAAAAATCTGTCAACTGGTGCGAGAAATATAAAATTCCTTGTAATAAGTTTTCTGAAAAAACAAATATATTTTTACCAATAGATAAAGAATTAAAAATAAATGAAACTGATACTATCTAAATATAATTAATATAATTTATATTTAAATAATTTATTTATATGCAGCGCTTCCTGAAGTTGTATTATATGTATTCGGTGATTGAGAGAAATGATTAGAACTAAATATAGTTCCAGGAAAATAACGATACGGACTTTGTTGTGAAACAGGATTTTGATATTGTGGTAAGGTTTTATAATAACAAAATTTTTTATTTTCATATTTTCCAGATTGTGAAAAGTTGAGTGGCCATGGAGTATTACATGATGGTGCTTTATTTTTATTTAAGTTTGCAATATTTGGCGCAACACCTGCATAAATTTCGTTTGCGGAGACTAATTGTGGTCCAGTATTATTATAGTTTTGAATAGAAGCTGCATTTGTAGAAATTGTATCAACATTAAGCTTAAGATTTCTAGTAGAACAGTCAACAGCACCCTGTTTTGCATATTGATAATTATTTGGTTTATACACAACTAATTGACATCCAGCTGGATTAGATGGACCAGAAAGAGGCATACCCCAATAAGGATTTCTAATAAAATCATTAAATACTTTTATTGCAGCATTTTTTTGTGATTCTGGTAATCCATTTAACCATTTATAAAACCCTGGAATAGAATTAATCCCAAGTGTGTAAAATATATCCACTTCTGTTTGTATTAAAATATTTGCATTTACCATAATTGTTAACATTTGAGTTATAAGAGCATTTTCTGTTGCATCAAATATTTGTGCGCCTGGTTGACAATTTGCCAGATATGTATTTGTTAATGATGTTGGACTTCCAGGAGTAGGTCCCTTATTTCCATCAGTAGATATGTAATAAGGATTATTTTGATATACTTGGTTATTTAAATTTGTTTGATATGATAAAAAATTAAAAGCTTTTTGGTCAAAAGTTTTACATCTATTTTGAAGATATTGTTTAGTTGTTGTATAATAATTTTTTTTTAAATTTGTACTTGCATAAATAGCTCTGCGTTTAGCTTTCAATTCATCATTACAACAAAAACCATATTTATTATAATTTGTTGTATTTTCTTGTGGATTTTCTTGTAAAAAAGTTTTATTTGGATAATAATTAGCTACAATACCAACACCTTCACACGTTTGACAATCTTGATTCATTTGTGAAATACCATCTACCTCATTAGATGGATTTTGTTTAACTATAAAGGCACCTGGTTTGTCCAGCATGTCATTTAATAAACCAGAACCTCCAAATCCACCACCAAGAGAAGTTCCCTTGCTTGATTTTACAAATCTATTCATGTTATAGTTTATTAGAGCATTTTCATTTATATTTACTTGTATTTGACCATTATGAGGATCTACACCTATTAAGTTTGGTACTTGTTGTATTGATTGAGGAGGAATTACTCTACCTTTTCTAAAATGTTTAATTGGTCTTGGTAAACCGAAACCAGTTTGAAATACATTTCCAGGATCATTATTTGTTAAAGGTCTAATATGTCCAGATGCGGTTCCTACTGGATTACTATTTACACCTGTTCCTTTCCATGAAATATATTGTTTATTATAATATGTACTTTTATGATTATATCCTGAAGAAGGCTTAGAATTCATTCCTAATGGGTAAACGGCTGTTGACATTTATATTATTATTGAAGAAAATAAAAGAAATATTATATTATATTAATGTTAACATTGATAAATATATTATTAATTTTATTAATAAGTTATCAAATTATTTTAGCAAATAATAATGTTGAAGGATATATGGCTGTTATTGGTCCTGTTATTATTCCTGTAAATAAACCTGTCAATAAACCTGTAAATACCTACTATAAAAATTCAAAGATTACGCAAGATTTTGATCCTGACAGTGTAATAACATTTTATAATTAAAAAATCATCATTAAAAAAAAGAAATAAATATATATATTAATGTTAACTGTAATAAATATTCTTATCATTTTTTTTATTTTATTAGTTGGATATCAAATATTTTTAGCTAATTTTAATTCATCAATCATTGAAGGTATGATGGATGTAGTTCCTACAATATCGCCACAATTTATACCTACTGCAGCACCAACAAATGAAATGCTTCCTAATTTAACAATTAATCAAGTTTATAGGCAATATGATAAAAAAATTGCGGATAATACATTTTTAATGTCTCAACAAAATGCAGGAAATATAGAGTATCTTAAACAAAGAATTGACGATGTTCAAGGAATGAATAAACAACTGCAAGATTTAAGTGGCAATGTTCAAGATTTACAATCACAAATGGATTTATTAATTCAAGCAAATCAACAATACACTACACAAATGATAGGTACAACCACCCCTCAAATATCTGGTTTAGAAACGGATGAAGATGAAGATGAAGACACTGATTTGTGAATAAATATAATAAAAAACGGCATTTTAAATTACCAAGGGTGTAAAGTTGAAAGTTGTTCTGTATAAATAAAAATATTTATACACTCTTAATGCCTTAAATATGCAAGATTGTTGCAATAATAAAGCCAATTATTTTTAAATATTTTTATTATTAAATTATAAAATGGGCGTTTTAAATGAGAAAAGGTGTAAAATAAATATATTTATATAATTTAAGTATAATGTCTAACATATTTCAAGAAGTTTTGACTGATGCAAAAGGCGTTGAAGAAAGATTGCTTGGACCTGCATATCCCTATTATAAAAATATAAAAACTCCATCTCAATTGGGAATGAGTGATAAAGGAACAATACAACAAATGACGAAAGATATAAATGGACTAATTAATTATGTTGAATTATTAGTTACAGGTAAAAGTAAGGCATCAACAACAGGAGGTCCTTTAGGAAATAAATTTTTTTTACAAACTGGTGCAAAATGTGGTGCAATAGATAAATGTACTGATGCCAACGATTCTTCATCATGTGAAAATGTTAATAGATATATTTATGTAGATAATGTTCCACAAGGTAATATTCCATTTATATCTAGTGGTTTAGGTGTTAATTTTTCAGAATTTAAAGGTTTAATTCCTGGAGCAATGGGAAATTTAAATGTATTAAATCCATTTGCGATTATGCGTGCGTTTATGTCTGGTTCTACGCCTCCGTGTCAAGAAATTACAATGCAAACAATTGATGTTAATAATAATAAATCTTCTGAAACACATTATGTAACATTAGTTGATGTTGAAAATATGGATCCTTGTACATTTCCTAATAATAAAAATCCAGTTACTGGCGCTAAATGCGTAGAAACGTTTAAGTCAGATATTGCAACAGATGCAGGTCATATCATGTCTGATGATCCAATTGATCAACTATATTTTGCCAGTTTAGGAATAATTGGAATTTATATTTTGTATAATTTTATGAAAAAATCTAAATAATAAATAGTATAAATTATATTTACTTATTTTATAATGCGACAAAAAAGTAAAAAGAAAATGATAAAATACAGAAAACAAACAAGAAAAAAAGTAAGACGAATTAAAAAAAATAAAAAAGGTGGAAATAATGAAAAAGTGAATTGTTGTATGTGTAGAAAAAGTGTAGACATAAAAGATACACTTGTTCCAAGGAGTTGTTTAATTAAAAATGGACAAAACGCACATCGTATATGCACAGAATGTTGGTGGAATCCTGATAATGGATTTGCGCGCGAAAATGCCTCGCATGGATGTCCGGGATGTATAAAAAATTTACCATTAATAAAGGTTTCATACAAACAACCAGAAGTATTTGATTTTAGTTTGGATGATGATTAAAATTACCAAAGGTGTAAACATAAAAATACTTTAAACTTTTTATTATTAAAATCATTGAATTTTATAAAACAATTTTAATGTTAAAGATAAAATTATTGATTCGTAAATATATTATTTATATTATAATTATGTAATGTAATATAAAATGAAAAAAATTGCATTCTGTTTTTTAATTTATGATGTTATCGTGAATGAAGAGTTATGGAATATTTTTTTAAAAAATGTAGATTCAAATAAATATAATATTTATATACATTATAAATTTAATAAACCATTAAAATATTTTGAAAAATATAAGTTGAATAATTGTATTGAAACTAAATATGACAACCATACAATACCATTGGCATATAATATATTATTTCGTGAAGCCTACAAAGATGTTGATAATTATAAATTTCAAATACTATCTGGGTCGTGTATTCCATTGAAATCATTTGATTATATTTATAATTTTTTAACAAAAGATGATTTTGGTCATTTTAATACTATGCCTCAAATACAATGTTTTCCAAATTGTAATTATCTATTAAATGTTATAGACGAACAATTTATATCAAAATCTTCTAATTGGTTTATTTTAAATCGAATATTAGTTGAAAATCTTTGTTTTGATAAAGACGAATTTTTAAATAAACATTATAATACAATTTATGCACCTGCCGAATATTTTTATTATACATTTATTAAATTTTTAAATCTTGAAAATGAAATAATTACAACACCAAATTTATCAAATGATGCAACAACATTTACAAATTGGGAAGGAATGGATTATAAATATCCATCTAATAGAGGATTAAAAAATTATATTTCAATTACAGAAGATGAACTATTATATTTATTGAATAGTAAATGTTTATTTGGGAGAAAATTTACTAGAGAATGTATTATTTATTTAATTAATACAAAATATATTGATTTTATAATATAAAAATAATAAATGTGCCCTTTTGTTTTATCAAAAAAATTTGGGGAAAGTATTTTGAGTTTCTGAAAAAGGACAAAAATAAATGTCCAAAATTGAAATACAGGAATACTTTGCCCGAAAAAGATTTTTGACTGCATAAAATTTTTTATGGTCTGGACAAATTTAAAATATTTTTATTTTTGTTATGATAAAAAAATATTATTTATACAGAAAAGGATTTAGGGGTTTTTTATATTGCTTATATATACAATGATTATCAATGAAAATGACCCAAAAAAACCCATGTATTTTTGTTGTGAAAAATGTCACTTTAATACGTTTAATAAAAAAGATTATATACGACACAATCAAACCAAAAAACATTTAAGCAATGGAATATCAATAGAGATTACCCAAAAAAATAAATTCATGTGTTCTAATTGTAATAAAGATTACAAGGATAATTCAGGATTGTGGAGACATAAAAAAAAATGTATTACTGAAAAAAAAGTATTAGAAGAAAAATATTTAATTGAAAAGGAAGAAATTCCACAAACAAATGAAATTCAAGAGTTGAAAGAGTTTATGAAATACTTGATGAAAGAAAATTCAGAAATGAAAAATATGATGCTTGAAGTTATAAAAACAGGAACACATAATACTACACATAATAATTCACATAATAAAACATTTAATCTTCAATTTTTTCTTAATGAGACATGCAAAGATGCAATGAATATTACAGAGTTTATTGAATCAGTAAAGCTTCAATTGTCAGACTTAGAAAACGTTGGTAAATTGGGTTATGTAGATGGAATTTCAAATATAATAGTTAAAATTTTAAAAGCACTTGATATAAAAAAACGTCCTGTTCATTGTACTGATTCAAAGAGAGAAATTTTATACATTAAAGATGAAGATAAATGGGAAAAAGAAGATGAAGAAAATAAAAAAATTAGAAAAGTAATAAAAAAAATTGCGAATAAAAATTCAAGACTTCTTCCAGAATTTAAAAAAGCACATCCTGATTGCAGCAAATCTGTTTCAAAATTTTCAGACCAATATAACAAGATTATTGTTGAATCTATGGGAGGTTCAGGAGATAATGATTTGGAAAAAGAAGATAAAATAATAAAAAAAGTAGCCAGACAAATTTTAATTGATAAAGACAAATATTGCGGTTTTGACTAATCAAATGTCAATAAATCAACAACAATATTTGCGTTTTCTTTTATTGCAATTTTTTTTGTCAAATGTGCAATTAATTTAATATTTTCATCATTCTCTCTTTGAAGTCTTGCAATAATTAATTTTTGATTATTAATTATTTCAGTTGATTTAATATTTTCTGTAAAAAAATTCATCTTATTTGCATTCAAATCTAGTAACCATTTTTGGTGTGTTTTTGTTTTAATGTGACCACAAAAACTTTGTCTACTGTCAAACACATGTTCTTTTCTAGTTCCACAAGGACATCTTAATCCATATTTAAATTTACTTGATGGTGGAACATAATCGGAATAATTACTGTCATCATTCATACAAGGTTCATAAATATCTGATTCTATAGTTAAATCCATTACTACATTATTGTAGTGATAGATGTTTAAATTAGTTTAAAATAATCTTAATGCTTACGATATTTGTAAGATTTCTGATGTCTATGTTTACGATGTTTTCTTGTTTTACCACCTACCATGTTGTGAGGTTGCGCAGTTTTAATTCCAGAAATTGAAGCAGCATGAGAAGCTAATCCAGTTGTTGGAGTGTTATCTTTAAAACCACCACGCATTTTTCTACTTCGTTTTCTTCCACCAGTACTAACATAGGGTACAGTTGTAGGGGCACTTGTTGGTGTATACGTTGGTGTTGGTGAACTGTAAGCACTTGTAGTTGCATTTTTTGTTTTATTCCAAGCAGATGATGCACCTTCTGATATAGATGTCCCCCATCCACTTAAAGTATCCCAAAATCCTCCTTTCATTTTTTTATGTCTTCTAGGCATTTATATATTACAAAAAGAAATTAATATAAAAATTATGCTTTTTTTACATATTTATCGTAAACATAAAAAGCAGCTAAACCACCTAAAATTTCAAGAATAATATACGAAATTAAATCTGATTTTGCTAATTTACCTGCGCTGTAGAGAGAAATTGCAACACCAGAATGATTAAACGCTCCTTCATAAATTATTCCACCTAATAAAATAGCTATGGCTAAAGCTGCACCTATTTCTACTCAATTACTTGTGGTAAAAATTACAAATACTAGGAACATTGTTCCCAAAATTCAACTAAATATTTATTTATTATAAATAATTAATATATAATTTTAAATTGAAGTTCAAGGATTTGCCTTTGGATTATATTTAAGAATTTTTTCCAAAAAACTAATATATTGTGGACCTTGTCCGTTGTCCTTCATCCATGCATAAATTCTACCTTGTGAACCAAGTTTAGTACGAGGACTACTAATTAGAATTGCACTTCCTGTTCTTGCAGAACTACCTAATCCATAAGTAGGTGTTAAAGATGGAAATCCACGATATACCATTATAATAATACTAAATATTTTTTTTATAAAAAAATTAATAATTTTGACGCACAATTGATCCCCAACCACATATTTGACCATTTGTTGAGCTAGTATTATAAATAGAACCTTTTTTTTTTGGTGCTACACACCCACCAGAACGCGCTCTTCTTAAACTGCTTCTAGCTCCACTTGGATAATAACTTTTTGTTCCTATAGGAGCAGAATTTGGTAAATTAACTTTGTATGCAGATTGACCCACCGCATTTGCCTTAAGCATATTTACATATAAAGAAGCAGGAATTGGAGGAATATAATTTGTATGTGATGATACAGGAACTTGTCTTTGTGTTGAATGAATCGCATATACTAAAGGTAATGATTGTTTTCCTAAAGCTATTTGTTGTTGCAAAGCCTGATTATTTACAGAAGTTCTTAAATATTGATGTCTTGCATTTGTATTCATTTGTGCATCAACAGGTGTCTGCATTGAATAAAATTGAGGTGGAGTAGGTCTTATTCCAGACAAAATACCATAATTATGATAAGGTATTTGACACGGTGTTTGATTTGTGCTTAACGGTCCTGTAATAGGCGCATTTACATAATTATTATAAGATACTGAACCTATGTTTGTAGATACCGAATATGGAGTAGTCATTTAATATATTATATGAAAATATATTAAATATCTAATTTATCTATTACTTTTTTCTCTCTTAATATAATTTGGATTTCCACAAAACAAACAAGCTTGAAACAAAATGTTATCATGAACCATTATATTATTATTGTATTTACATTTAGAACATTTAAAAATAGTAGGAAGTTGACAAATTAAATGGTTATTAAAATTAGTTTTCTGATATAATATTTGTTTTCTTTTATCATTTTCCATAGTATATATATATTATATATACTTTTTATATTTAATTTAGATAGTCTTTGAGTAAGATAGATATTGAGCACGTTGAAGTTAATCCATTATAAAGAGCCATAATACCAAATGACACTAAAACAATTAATGGTATAATATTAATTTTCTTTAATAAATTTTCTTTTCTTAATTGTAGATAAATATATGTTCCTATTGATATCATTATTATTCCCATAATTGTCTGAATAATTCTCATAACATTATAAAAATTAAATGAATTACTTCCAACAATATTTATTATCATACTAGTATTTTCATGTAAAGAAACATTATTTAAACCATACTTTAAATTAGAAAACTGAAGATTTTTGCTAACTTTAATTCTGTTATAGTCCTTAAAATATTTATTTTTAATAAATTGAGACCTATTTGAGGTTTCACATATAATATATATTTCATCAACATATTCTAAATGGTTAATAATCGCTTGAGCATTAAATCTTATTATA